ACATAGGCTCTCCTTTTGTTATAGGTAGTTCTCTTCAAACACCATTATAGCAAAGAAGTCTATGTGTCATTTTAATTTGGTTGTCTAGGAGCTGTTGCACTTAGATTGTAAATCCATCGTGATATTTTTTAAATACCATGGCTCGTGTAATTCGTATTGATAATCTTGCATGTCTATTCTCTCCTCCCAAAATCGTCGTGCAAATTCCCTCAGTTACATTTTTCTACGCATCTCAACCACCTTACCAAGTATCTTGACGGGAAGGTCATGGATTTCTTGATTAGAATAAAAATGTGGCTCGTAGACGGATGTATTCGTGGCAATCAGGGTAATGCCTTCCTTCTGCTTTTTGACGCGCTTAACAGTGGCCTCGTCTCCATTGACCAAGACAATGGCGGTATCGTAGTTGTCGACGTCTTCTTGCTGGCGGACGATGACGATGTCACCTTCCAGTATCCCCGGCTCCATCGAGTGGCCGCAGACGCGCAGCGCGAAGAATTTGCCGGAGGCCGCCAGCTTTTGCGGGATCTCTTCCCAGTCGATGATTTCTTCGATGGCTTCGATGGGGATGCCTGCCACGACTCGACCGAGGACGGGGATGCGGATGCCTGCCACGACTCGACCGAGGACGGGGATGCGGATGCCTTTATCTCTCGGCTGTTGTGATGGAGCGGGTGGCTTGGTGGGAGAATGCGTGGCAGTATGAGGTTCTACAAGATCGGCTTTGCTTACACCGAAAAAGGTGGCCATCATTTCTATCTTGTCGATACGAGGATACTTTTCAGCGTTGAGCCAGTCAGTGACAGTGGAGTAAGCGAATCCGAGTCGCTTGCAAAACTCCTTCCGACTGATGCCCTTGTCTTCCATATACATCTTGATGTTTTGAGCCATCACTTGCTTGTTGCCTAGAGCACTCATTATATCCACATCCTTTCTGATTTTTCTATCTATGGTTATAATTTTACGCTTTTAACGTCTTAATCTCAATAAAAAGTGTAAAAAATTACGCTTTAGGGGTTGAATACCGCTTAAAGCGGTGATATAATAGCATAAGAGGTTGAAGAAAGGAGGTATTGTATATGTCAATAACGCTTAAAGCGGCAAGAGTGAACAGGAACCTCAACCAGAAAGAGGCTGCCAAGCTCATTGGGGTTAGCGTAAGTACGTTGCAGAATTATGAATCGGGAAAATGCTTTCCCGATGTCCCTGTCATCAAGAACATCGAACGAGTCTATCAGATTCACTACGCTGACATCAGCTTTTTACCTACAAATAACGCTTAAAGCGGTATAGGAGGGATAACCATGATTGATTTAGTTCGCATTGATAACCAGCAGGTTGTTACAGACAGCCGCAATGTGGCCGAGCATTTTGAGAAGCAACATAAGCATGTGCTTGAGGCTATCGATAACTTAGTGGCCCAAAATTCGGCCACTAAAAGCATGTTTCTCGAGCAGACTCGTGAATACCGTGGCAGAGACTTCCGCTACTACCTTATCGTCTGGAATGCCGACGTGCTTGAGCTGCTGCGCAAGGCGCTGAACTGAGGTGAGTGAGATGACAGAGAAACGCATCAAGAAGCTGCTGACGATCGTGAGATAAGGAGGGATGAGGGAATGAGCGAACAGACAAAAGAAAAAAGCCCTACCGCAATGGCGGCAGGGAGAAAAAGAGCTTTCCGGCTTCAAGATGTTCAGCGCATAAGAGAGGTGCGCATATCGTCGGAGCTTGATTTTGACGAAGTTAATCATCTTTTGGCAAGTGGATGGACATTGCTGGAAGTTTATAAGCCGGATAAAGGTAGAGTCTCTTTTATCCTGGCAACGACAAAGCCACTACAGCAGTTAATCAGATGATTCTTCACGGCCCAGAACGTAATAAGCACGTTCTAGCGGATACGGGCCACCGTAATTATCGGCTTTGTAAACTTCAAGCAGAACCCAGCCCTTTTTTAACATCTTGTTTACGGTTTCCACATCATGAGTTTCTGTAACTTGTTTGATTTTATGAAGTTCCATCGTTATCACCTCCATTATAGGAGGTTCGACATGAGGCAGGGACTTCCTGCCGAGAAAGGTATGGAGGGATGAGACATGACGGAGCGCTACCAATTCCACTTCCGCCACATCCTCAAGGACGGAACCGTCCTCAAGGAGGGCGAGAAGCTGCCGGTCACACCGGCGAGCCAGGCGGCCTTTGCAGAAGTTGCACGCATCCTCATCGAGGCCCGCAAAAAGAAGCAGGAGCAAGGCCCTGTTGCTTGACTCCATTGTACCAGAAGGAGGCTTAAGGGCATGACATTCAGAGAGCGCGTCGCGAGGCGGCGCAAGGAGCAGACCCGCAACCTAAAAAAAGCCGCGATATGCGCGGCGTTGGTCGGAATCGCGGCCATCTCCATCGGGCTGACAAGTCGCCCGGCGGCAGACACCCACCTCGTGGAGATCACATACACGGTTCAGCCGGGTGATACCTGGTGGAGCATCGTAGAGCATTTCCGGGAGATGGACGCGGATGACCGGTATATCTTCGACTACAAGCACGAGATGGAGCAGCTCAACGAGGGCATTGATACCGGCAACCTGACGCCGGGGCAGACCCTGCGCATCCAGTACCGGGCGAAAAATTGACACGCAAAAAGGCTCTCCCAGGGACCGATCGGGAGAGCCTCACCATGAAGATTTCCCCAGAAGCGGGGACAACCAGAACCATTATACCAAAACGAGAGGAGAAACACCATGAAGATTTTGCATTTGCGGCTCGAGAACTTCCGCGGCATCCGCGAACTCGACATTGACTTCGGCGGCAAGAACGCCGACGTTTTCGGAGCGAACGGCACGGGCAAGACGACGATCGCGAACGCCATCACCTGGCTGTTCTGCGACGCTCCGGCGACCGAGGAGAAGGACTTCAGCCCCAAAACAGCCGGTGCGCATGACCTGCACCACAAGGCCGAGATGACGGTCGAGAAGGATGATGGCGAGCGCTTCACCTTCGCGAAAGACTACTACGAGAAGTGGACGAAGAAGCGCGGCAGCGCCTCGCGCGAGTTTTCCGGCCACGTCACCGACTGGTACGTCAACGGCGTCCAGCAGAAGAAAAAGACCTACGAGGAGTCCATCCAGCAGGCCACGGGGGCGACCATCGAGCAGATGAAGATGCTCCTGATCCACGACTACTTCCCGCAGACGATGAAGCCGGAGGCCCGCCGCACGGTACTCTTCGAGCTCTGCGAGGAGGTCAACGACGAGGATGTCATCCGCGAGAACGGCCTCGAGGGACTCAACGGAGTCCTGCTGCGGCCCGGCACGACGGGTGAGCATTACAGCGTCGACGAATACAAGAAAGTCGCCACGGCACAGCGTCGCAAGCTCAACAAGGAACTCGATACCCTGCCCGCCCGCATCGACGAGGCGACTAAAGCACTCCCCGAGGACGGACGTGAGCTGGCGGCCATCGAAGCCGACCTCAAGACTACCAAGGATACGCTCAATCAGGCCATGACCGCCACGACCGACGCCAAGCATCCGAAGAGCGCAGAGGTAGCAAAGGCCATCCTCGCAGGCAAGGAAGCCGAACTCAAGGCCAAGCAGGCCGCCTACGATGCCGAGACGGCCAAGAAGAACGCAGATGCCTACGACGCCGTCGGCCGTGCCAAGCGCGAGCGTGACGAACATGAGCGGGCAGCCACTAAAGCGGCCGAGGAAGGCAAGCGGGCACGCGAGAACATCACCGCCCTCAAGGCTCACCGTGACGCACTCCTCAAGGAATACGTCGAGGTGCAAGCCGAGGTTTGGGACAGCGCTCAGGAGACCTGCCCGACCTGCGGCCAGCACATGCCAGAAGACAAGATCGCGGAGCTTCGGGCGCACTTCAACGAGCGCCAGAGCGCACGAAAGCGGCACATCAACGAGCAGGGCCAGCAGTGCAGCAAAGACAAGATCGCCGCGCTCGAAGCCAAAAACGCCGAGCAGGAAGCCATCGCGGCAGAAGAAGCCCGGAAGTCGGAGGAAGCTGCCAAGCGCGCAGCAGATATCGAGGCCAAGCTCCAGACGCCGCCTCCCTTCGAGGCGACGGAGGAAGGACAGGCCATCCTCGCCGACATCGAGAAGGCCAGAGGCTCCCTGCAGGGAGGCGGCATCGACGCCGAGGCACTCGCCAAGGCGCAGGCAGCCGAGAATGATGCACGGGCACACCTCGACGCGCTGACCGCCGAAAAAGCGGCCTATCAAGCCGCAGAACGTGCCCGCGCACGCATCGAGGAACTGCGGGCTGCTCAGAAGAAAGACTCCTGCGAACTCGACAAGATTGAAGCAGGGCTCGACCTCTGCGACCGCTTCATCCGTGCTAAAGCGCAGGCCATCACGCGCAGCATCAACAAGCACTTCAAGACAGTGTCCTGGCAGCTCTTCAAAGAGCAGGTCAATGGCGGCCTTGAACAGGTATGCAATCCGATGACCGAGAACGCCGCGGGCGAATGGGTCGAGTACAAGAGCAGCAACACCGCCGCCCAGGTCAACGCAGGACTCGAGATCATCGACGTACTCAACAAGCACTTCCACACGAACCTGCCGGTCATCGTCGATCGCGCCGAGAGCGTGTGCAAGATAGCCAAAGTAAGCGAGCAGACCATCCGGCTCATTGTTTCCGCGCCGGATGACACGCTCAGAGTCAAAATCAAGGAGGACTAACCATGATGAACAACCAGAAAAACAACTCCGCCCTCGTCCTGAAGAAGATGCTCAGCGGGCCGAGTCTCCGCCAGAAATTCGACGATGTGCTCGGCAAGGGCGCAGGAGCCTTCTCGGCCAGCGTGCTGAGCCTCGTCAACGCGACGCCTGCACTGCAGGAGGCCGATCCGATGACCATCCTCGGCGCGGCGATGACGGCGGCGACGATGAAACTCCCGATTAACCCGAACCTCGGCTTTGCGTACATCATCCCCTACAAGAACCGCGGCCACATGGAAGCCCAGTTCCAGATGGGCTGGAAGGGCTTCGTCCAGCTTGCCATGCGCACCGGCCAGTACAAGACCATCAACGCGGGCCCGGTCTACGATGGCCAGATCGAGGACATCGACTTCATCACCGGCGAGATCGTGCGCGGCCGCAAGAAGAGCGACACGGTCATCGGCTACGTCGCCTACTTCCAGCTGGTCAACGGCTTCAGCAAGACGCTCTACATGAGCAAAGAGGACTGCATGAAGCACGCGCAGTCGTTCTCAAAATCCTACAAGTACGGCGGGGGCGTCTGGAAAACGAACTTCGACGCCATGGCCACGAAGACGGTCTTGAAGCAGCTCATCTCCAAGTACGGCATTATGAGCATCGACATGCAGGGCGAGGCACTCGCCACGGCCATCGAGAGCGACCAGGCCATCATCGGCGAGGACGGCCGCCCGCGCTACGCCGATAATCCGCATCATGCGGAGGGGCCGACCTCCATCGACGCGGCAGTCGATGCCGCCGCCATCCCGCCGCGTCAGGAAGTCCCGCAGGACGTCCCGATGCCGGATCCGGAAGCCGTGCCAGTACCGTCTGAGGCTGATGCGCCCGCAGCCGACGATGGCCCGACCTTCTGATGATCGACATCAAGGCGATTGCATCCGGGAGCTCCGGAAACTGCTACCGCGTGAGCGATGGCAGCACGGCGCTCCTGCTGGATGCAGGCATCCCCATCCACAGGATCCAGCAGGGCATCGACTACCGGCTCGGCGAGATCGCGGGCGCGCTGATCTCACATGAGCATATGGATCATGCCAAGGCGGTGCCGGAGCTTGCCAGGCGCGGCCTGCTGATCTTCGGGCCGCCGGAGGTCGCGAAAGCGTGCGCGTGCCCATCGATTCTTTCAGGACCGCCGCTCCAGAAGTTCACCGTCAGCACCTGGAACATCGTTCCTTTCAAGGTCGTGCACGATGTCACCTGCTACGGCTACGTGCTCGACAGCAGGAAGACCGGCGAGCGGCTGGTCTACATCACCGATGCGGCGGCCGTTCCGTACACCTTTGGCCAGGTCAACTACATGATGCTCGAGGCCAACTACAGCATGAACATCCTGTCCAGGCGGGCGACCGAGGGAGCCATCAAGGACGAGCTGGCCGCGCGCATCGTACAGACTCACATGGACATCGACGGCGCAGTCGACATCCTGCGCGGGCTCGATCCGCGCGCACTCAAGCAGGTGTGGCTCCTGCATCTGAGCCGCGACAACAGCGACGCCGACGCATTCCGGCGCATGGCGCAGCGGGCAACCGGCGCCGAGGTTTATATCGCATAGCATGAGGAGGAAAAACCAATGAACAGCAACACCACCATCAAGAAAATCAAGATCATCGAGAGCACCGGCAAAATCGAAATCGACTGCATCCGCCGGGGAGAGCAGGGCGAGGACGAGGTCAAGGGACTCTTTGCCGAGCCGGCGGCTCCGGAATTCTACGAGGCCATGAAAGCCCTCACCGTGCCGGGCGCGAACATCCTCGAAGCACCGGAACTCGCGGCACGCCTCGTTCCCTTCGCGGTGACATATCACTACGACAAGGATGACACAATGGGCGCGATCATCACGATGAAGCTCAAGCTCCCCGAGAGCAAGACTGAGACGGTCGTCAACACGCCGATGCGCAAGTGCGCAAAAGACGAAAACCCAAAGGGCGCTGTACTCACGGCAACGGCGGCACGCGTCCTCTGGAGCCTCGAAGCCGAGGCGCGCAAGTACCTCACCGGCAAGCGTGCCCAGAAGAGCCTCTTCGAAGAGGTCGACGCGCCAAAGGACGAGCTGGAAGCCGTCCCACAGGTTGTCTGATCATGGCGGCGCAAGAGAAAGGAGTTGGCACACGTGGCAGAGCGCAGGATGATGGCCAAGTCTGTGATTGAGACCGATCACTTCATGGACATGCCGATGAGCAGCCAGTGCTTGTATTTCCATCTGCTGCTGCGGGCGGACGATGACGGGTTCATTACATCGCCGCGCAGGATCATGCGGGAAGTCGGATGCCACGAAGATGACATGAAGCTGCTGGTGGCCAAGAACTACATCATCCCTTTTGATTCGGGGGTTATCGTCATCAAGCACTGGAAGATTCACAACTTCATCCGCTCCGACCGATACACGCCGACGCATTGCGACGAGCGGGCGCAGGTGGAGCTGACGAAGAAGAAAATCTACGAGCTGAAGACACCGGATGTAGACGCGTTGACAACCAGTACGGGTACAAATGGTATGACATGCGGTATACCAACTGGTATACCAACAGGGACACCACATGGAAACCAAGCGGTTACCGTTCGGGATACACAGGTTAGGTTAGGTAAGGTTAGGTTAGGTAAGGTTAATAATACTACTACTACCACTACGCGCGCGCACGCGTGCGAGGAGGACTCAGATACAGACCAAGGACTCAGTCGAGTCGTCAAGCTCTACGCAGACAATATCAACCCAGCCTACGGCCCCATCGAATCCGAGAAACTGCTGATGCTCTATGACAGGTATCACAGCAAGTGGCTGGAAGCCGCCATCATCGAGGCGGCAGAATCATCAAGGAGGCCAAGCGTGAAATACATCGAGGCCATCCTCGATCGCTGGGAGCGCGATGGCTTCAAAGCGCCGAAGCAGAAGAAGAGCAAGAAGGAGGAGAAGAAGCATGGAGAAAGCGGACTTTCTGGGGGAGCTGCTCCAGAGAAATCCCAATATGCAGCGTATTTTGACGGAGACGCGCCGCAAACGTGAGGCAGATGTGCGGGAGGCTACGGCGCATCTGCCGGAGATCCGCGAGAGCGCAGGATTGCCGGCTGACTGGGAGCCGACTGATGATAGCGAGCTGCTCTTCGCCTCGGAGGCGGCCAGCGAGAAGCGCCGCCACGATGCGGCCTGCGCCGAGTGCCCGTATACCGTAGAGACATGCGAGCAGTGCCGGTACAATGCGGAGCCTTTCAGCAGTGCGCGCTACAGCAACGAATTTCTCCGCTGCATCCCGGCTTGTGCAAAGTACAAGGTCAGGATGGAGCAGCGGCGCATCGCCAAGCTGATCGGCGAGAGCGGGATGGGGGCGCGCTTCCAGATGCGAACCTTCGCGACATTCCGCGAGGATGCCGCGACCGAAACGGCCAAGCGGCTCGCGCAGGCTTTTTGCGCGGAACTCCGGACGAACTCGCGGGCCACGGGGCTCATGCTGATCGGCCCCTACGGGTGCGGCAAGACGCATCTGGCGGCGGCCATCCTACACCAGAGCGCGGAGGATGGCATCCCCGGCATTTTTGTAGTCGCTCCCGACCTTCTGGCACAGATCCGGTCGAGCTACCGGACAGGGGACGGCCGGGCGGATGACATCGTCGACGCCGCCAAGAACACGCCGCTCCTCGTCCTCGACGACCTCGGGGCCGAGAAAGCGAGTGCCTGGGTGCAGGAGCAGCTCTACATGCTCATCAATCACCGCTACGAGCATATGCTGCCGACCGTCATCACCACCAACAACGACGGGCAGGAGCTCGAGCAGGAACTCGGCCGCCGGACGCTCTCGCGGCTCGCTGAGATGACGGTGCCCATCAAGATCAAGGCCGGGGATTACAGGATGAAACTCGCCGGGCAGGCCATGCGTGCCGCCCAGGCGGTCTGAGATAGGAGGAAGGAACATGTCTTTTTCTTGGAAATTGAAGCGTTGCCGCGAGCAGGAAGGTGCAGTGCCACTGACACCTTGTGAACTTGAGAAAGAAATGCGACGCATGGATGCCACCCGCACAATGTCGCCAGTATTGTGCCGCACGCTGAGAAACCTGGTATGCGAAAACCAGGAGGATCCCGACTGCAGGAAGTGCCCGCTTCGCAATGTGGACTGCTACAACATGCATGATAACCGGGCGATGCAAGGTGTCCTCATGGAGCTTTTCGGCAGTCATCCGGGAAAAGTCAGGGACGATGAAAAAGAGGAATGCCGCTCAGGTGCTCCAGAATCGCCTGTGACAGCCGTCGAGCTCAAGGCAGGTATGAGTTATAGCACAGATAAAAACAAGCCCCTTAGAAGCGATTCTAGCGCGAAAATGGCAAAACCGTATCCGCAGGACACCGAGGAGGACGAATACCGCTACATCGATGCCAGCTGGCTGGAAGCGGTCGCGCGCGGCCTCACGGCAGGCGCCGAGAAGCACCCGGGTGAGACATGGCGGCAGATCCCGCCCGAGGAACACGCCGCCCGCGCCATGCGCCACTTGAATCTCTACCGAGCGGGCGACCGCAAGGACACGCACCTCATCAACGCCGCCATGCGCTGCATGATGGCCTACGCGACCGAGAGAGTCAGAGGGGAGGGACAGGCATGACTGACGCGGCATTTGCCCAGGCAGCTGTTGCCGCTGCCTGGATCGCACTCACGGTATTCCTGGTGGCGGTTTCTGCCGGCTTGATCATGGCCATCTGCATCATCGCGAAGGTGTGGAAGAAGATCATGCATCATATCGAGCAGGATGAAGCCGAGGCGGAGAGAGTACGCGAGGAAAGGAGAAATCTGAAATGGTGATTGAAGCAACCTGCCTGGACTGCGGCCAGACTTTTCGATACAACCGCATCCGCAAGCCAAAAGAGCCGATGAAGCGCTGCCCGAAGTGCGCGCGGAAGCACTACGCCAGCAAGTACCTCGCGAAGCATCGGGTGGATATGCTCGTCAAGGCACTGCGAAAGGTGCAGGCATACTGCACAGGACAGCAGCACGGGTGCCACGAGTGCGCATTCTACGACCATGGCCAGGAAGTCTGCCGGATCTCCGGATGCGGGCCGGCCGCCTGGTCAATCGGCAGCGGCTCGGATGAGCCTGGCCGGAAGGGAGTGTAACCAACCATGATCACGAGTATCTATGCAGCTTACCGCGGCGACCGTTATGTCGGCGAGGGGACGCTCTCCGAGCTGGCGAAAATCCTCAAGGTGAAACGCCAGACCCTCGTATGGGCAAGGTACCCGGCTGCCAGAAAGCGCGTCGAGAAGACCGAGGCAAGCCCAAAAGTGCGGAGCAAGGGCGGAATCCACCTCGTATTACTAGAAGAGGCATGAGGAGTGGGCAGCGATGAATACAAAGAAAATTTGCGACCTCGAGTATTTGCAGAAGAATTACCTTAACTACGGTTATGGCATCATGGGATGTGCAGCGGATATATCAAGCGGCTATGAGAGATATTCTGATGCAGATGAAGTTGGCGACGAAAAAGAAGCAAGAAAAGAGTGGAAAGAGTTCTACGGAAATTTGGTTTATTTGCTCGCCTACTGCCGCATTGCAGGCATTGATTTTGATAGCTGGGACTTTCAGAGGGACGTATACAAAGCCTTGCACCATCTGGCGAGAAGCGAAAAGAGGAGGCGCAGGATTGAGAAAGCGACAAGGTGGTGGGAAAGGAATGGTTGACACAATGCAGACAGCCGGGCCTTATGTCTTGGCGTTTTGGTTTGGTGTAGCTTTTGGATTTTGCATCTGCGCATTGTTCGCAGGGAGGAAGCGGTAAGTATGAAGCGGATTGACACCATTTTGAAAGACACACGGCTGCAGGTAATTAAGCCTGAGCCGTATGAAGATTTTCTACTCAAAGGTTACTTGAATTTAAGATGCGGTAAGCAGCGTACATTCAGCGTTGTGATGAGCGTCTGCTTTGATGAGCAGCTCGGGGGCGTCGAACACGTCAGCGTAAAGCTGAACAATGACGCAAATAAGACTCCAACGTGGGAAGAGATGTGCGAGGTGAAAGAGATCTTCTGGAAGCCGAATGAGGAAGTGCATCAGATCCATCCACCGGAAAGCCAGTACGTCCACGGCGTTGGAGGCGTGAATAACGTCCTTCACCTTTGGCGGCCAGAAGAAGGATGGCCATGGGAACCGAAAGAAGTGAGCTACCGTTCAGCAGATATAGCCCCGGTGCATAAGGTGCAGGATGAGGAATCAGAAACATCGCACGGTATCGGGCGGAGTGACGTTTTTCACTGGATCCCAAACCTGCCGTTTTGGATTAAGTGAGGTGATATTTTGTGGCATTGATTGAATCTACAGAAAAGGTAGTACTCACCATCATGGGAAACCCTGCCACGAAGAAAAATAGCCCGATTGTTGTGAGGGGAAGAGCTGCCGTTTTGCCGAGCAAAGCATACCGCAGGTATGAACAAGAATTTCACCGCCAGCTGTCCGTGATAAAAGAGCAAAATGGCTTATCTCATTTCTCCGGGCCTGTGCACTTAAGAGCGGAATATTACCTCGAGAATCGCGCTCATTACCCTGATCTCAACGGCCTCATCCAGGCGACGCAAGACATCCTGAGCGACGAATTCGGCACGGTTTTAGACCGGGAAACCGGCAAGAGGAAAAGGCAGAAACGCCGCTGCTGGGTACTCGAGGATGACCGCATCGTCAAGTCCCTCGACGGGTGCAGGATTGCCGGCATCGACAAGACCAACCCGCGAGTAGAAATCACCATCGAGGCGATGGAGCTGAACCCGGAAACGGAGACGGATCCGTATCTCATAAGACTGGCGAAATCGTGGATGGAACAAGGGTTGTTTTCTGCAAAAAGGGAAGGTGATTCACTTGATTAAAAACGCGGACGGATACAACGATCCGACGGTAGACAAAGCCTTTTCAAACGTCTTGAAAAAGCCGGTGAGCGAGCAGGAAATGAAGACACTTGCCAGAATCAAGAAACTCATGCGATTCTTCCGTTTTAGCGCCGGTGAGTTTGGATTTGAAATTGAAGAGCGTGTAGTTTTGCGAGATAAGCAGAGCGGGAAAATTTATCGGTAATGGGAAGGGGCAATGGGCATGCCAAAATATAAAGTGCATTATGAGCTAGAAATGCACGGCGATGCATTCGTAAGAGCAAGCAATCTGGAGGAAGCAAAAGATCTGGCTAAACGTCTGGATGCACGAGACCTTGTCGAACGTGCGGCCTCCGAAGACGAGGCATACACCGATATGGTCTACAAAGAAATCGGCGGGGAAGTCATCGAGCGCCAGTGCACAATGAATAAGATATTATCCAGGAGTGATGTCAAGTGTTTGGAATTAACGCAAAAGCGAATCTGACGATGCCGGAAATCGCGGTGGCAGAGCAGGAAGCCAGAGCTGAGCGCAAGACCGTGCTGGACCAATTCAAGAAGCACGTGATTACATCGAAGGTGGCCATGGACAGACTGCGTCAGTGGGACGAAGTGCTTGCTCAGCTCCAGAAGAAGCGAAAGCGAGCAAAGAAATCATGAATTGACCAGAAGCGGTGGACAAGGTGCTGACAAATAAAGCCGTAGGGAGGAAGGGCAGACGATCATGCGGAAATACAACGACTGCGAGCAACTTGTCTATCAATATTTGCGGAACTATTCAAGGTTCCAGTCACAAGTCAAGAGCCTGGACATGGAGGCAGACGGCATCCGGGAGCAGATTAAGGAGCTCGGCGGGCTCAAGGCGGTCTGCTATGATACGACGCCCGTGAGTGGTGGGGGAGCGACCTCACCCGTGGAAAGGGCGGCCGAGCAGGCCGATCGGCTGGAGAACAAACTGCGGCTGCTCTCGGTCAACCGGAAGCGGATCGTCACGCTCCTACAGCGGCTGGATGGAGCAATGGAGATCCTCGACGGTGTAGACCGCCAGATACTAGAGCTCCGTCACATCCGCGGATGCCGATGGGTGCAGGTTGCGCTGGAAGTACCATACAGCGAGCATGGATGCCAGATCCACGCTCGAAAGGCAGTCCGGCAGATTGCGGCCATCATGTTCCCGGCCCAGAGCGCCGAGGCGAAGGATGTAGACTTCTTCTTCATCGGCGAGGAGACAAAAGCAAGAATCCAGTAATGGCGGGGCCTGACGGCCCTGCTTTTCTAATTGAGTGGATTTCTCATGCAAATTCATTGAACTTTTTGTGCGCATTGAGTGAAATTCTCATGCAAATTCTTTGAAGTTTTTGTGCGGTTTTTCCGGTCAGATCCGTGAGATAATGATATTGTCCGATGCAAGGGAAGGAACCCCGGGCAGCGGACGCCACGAATTGCCCCCTAAATGCACCGGCGAAGGCCCCGGCTCGAAACAGAGCGGGGCTTTTTGCCGTGTCTGTGCCTATACACCTGGTTAGCACAGAGAAGGCACTGGAAGCCGATGAGGAGGCATGGGAGCGAAAAGGGGAAATTTACCATGATAGATTACAAAACAGAAGCGAAACCGCGAGGGAAAACGGCAGACGGCATCCCGGTCTTTTGTGCATACGACAGGATCATGCCAATCGCCGACGTGCGGCCGAATCCGGACAACCCGAACGAGCACAGCAAGAAGCAGATTGAACTGCTGGCGGACATCATTCAGGCGACTGGCTGGCGGGCGCCAATCACGATCAGCAAGCGCAGCGGTCTTGTAACCAAAGGCCATGGACGCAGGATGGCAGCACTTGCCAGGCGCTGGAAGGAAGTTCCGATTGAATTCCAGGACTATGCGAGCGAGGAAGAGGAACACGCCGATCTCATTGCCGACAACCGCATCGCGGAACTCTCGAATATCAGCACCGATAAGCTGATGGACATGCTCCAAGACATGGATGCCGGGGCTGTGCCGATGGAGATGACCGGCTACAGCGACGACGAAATCGAAAAGATGCTGGCCGCGCTCGAGGGTGCAGGTGATACCGAAGATGATGCTGCGGACGCCGAGACGGAAGTGAAGAAAAACTTCACCCGCCAGGGCGACTTGTGGCATCTTGCCAACCATCGGCTCATCTGCGGCAGCGCGACCAGTACTGATGATATAGACCGGCTGATGGATGGTCGGAAAGCGCAGATGGTCCACACGGATCCACCATATGGCGTGAGCTACACGACACAGAGCGGCAAGTTCGACATGATCCAGAATGACGATAAGACAGGAGACGACCTGATGGCCACCTTGCTCTTACCAGCGTTCAAGAATTACGCTCGAAATACGGTGGATGATGCGGCCTTCTACATATGGCATGCATCAAGCACACGCCGCGACTTCGAGGATGCCATGCTGTCGGCCGGCTTGATTGAGAAGCAATACATCATCTGGGCCAAGACAGCCCCCGTCCTCGGACACGCAGACTACCAGTGGAGCCATGAGCCGTGCTTCTACGCAGAGAAAGCGGGACACAAAGCGAAGTTCTACGGCGACCGCGCACAGCGCACGGTTTGGAGAGCGACGCTCCGAGGAGAGAAAGAGATGGCAACCACGCTGGCAGGCGGCATCGTGCTGACGGATGGAGAGGGCGGAAAGGTCTACATCGCTGAGAAGCCGCCTAAAGGCAAGAAGGTGCGCAGCGTCCGGATGAAAGAGGGGACGAGCATTGACCTCTACAACGACAGCAAGACCAGCACCGTGTGGGAGGTGTCCAGGGAGACCAACACGATACATCCGACACAGAAGCCACTGGAAATACCGGAGAGGGCAATCCAGAACAGCAGTGAGCCCGGGGATATCGTCCTCGATTTCTTCGGCGGCAGCGGGTCGACACTCATAGCCGCCCACCGGCTGGGGCGAATCTGCTACACAGTCGAGCTTGATCCAAAATACTGTGACGCCATCGTCGAACGGTTTGCCAAGGAGACCGAGGGGGGGCGTCCATCACATGCGAGCGGGATGGAAAAGAATACACGCTGCAGGAGATACGGGACATGGTTCCCGGAGAGCCTGGCGGGATAGGAGGTGACAACGATGCCGACAAGGAAGAAGCGGAAACATGATCCAGGGCAGCCGTGGGAACGGCTCTCCAACGAGGGCGTGCAAGCCTACGCGCATTTCTGTTACTACCGCGACATGCCGTACAAAGACAAGAAGAATATGACACGCCTGCAGATTAGCAGAGGCCGCACACTGGTCAAGCTGGCGAAGGAGCTCGGGGCGAGCCTCGATACCGAAAAGAAACGGTCGAGGCGGTACAACTGGACCGCGAGGGCGGAAGCTTACGACGACTACGTCGAGCGCAACCTCCGCGAGGAGAACGAAGCAGAGATCATCCGGATGAACAAGCTGCATGCGAATGCCGGGCGGCAGATGGCAGCGAAGGCGCTCCGTGGCCTCTTGTCTATCAATGAGAATGCTCTGAGCGCACGAGACATCGTGCGCATGCTTGACACGGGCGTGAAGATTGAGCGACTGGCCAGAGGGCAGAGTACGGAGCGTCAGCAGATAGAAGGCCACGTCGAGCAGCAGCACAGCGGCGGGGTTGTCACTGTTGCGGCGCCGCTTAACCTCAAGAACCTCAGCGACGAGGAGCTGGTATCCCTTGAGCGGATCTGCAGTAAGATACAACCTGCAGAGCATTAATCCTCGGCAGATACTTGCGGCGATACGCAGGGAAAAGGCCCGCAGAGCCGAAGGGAGCCTGCCAGAGTACATCAAGCAGGTATGGCCGACCATCGAGCCGGGCACGCGATATGTCTCCAACTGGCATATCGACTGCATCGGTGAGTACCTTGAGGCGGTCGACCGTCATGAAATCCGGAGGCTCATCATCAACATCCCGCCGCGGCACATGAAATCCATTGAAGTCACCGTTTGTTATCCGACATGGAGCTGGATCACGAACCCGTGGAAGCGCTTCATCAAGGTGTCGTACTCGGATATGCTGAGCCGCAAGCACAACATTCTGAGCCGTGACATCATCACATCGCCGTGGTACCAGGACAACTGGGGCGACCGTTACGTCCTCAAGGGCGACGTCAACAGACAGAACCAGTTTGCCAATGACCACCATGGCATGATGTACAGCACAAGCACGGGCGGTGCGCTGACCGGCGAGGGCGGCGACGTCATCATCGTCGATGATCCGCAGAACCCGCTCATGGCCAATAGTGAGACAGAGCGCGAGGCAAGTATCAACTTCTTCAAGAACACATTGCAGACGCGACTCAATGACCCGAAGACCGGCGCCATCATCGTCGTCATGCAGCGCTTGCACGAGCAGGACCTCACGGGTTACATACTGGCCGAAGATTTAGGGTATGAGCATTTGTGCCTGCCTGCTATCGCGGAGAAGCATACGGTCGTCACGTTCCCGATTTCCGGCCGCGAGGTCGTGCGAGAGGAAGGCGACCTGCTCAACCCTGGACGATTTGACCGTCAGTCGCTGGACGACCTGAAGCGGAGCATGGGCTCCTTGCAGTTCGCTGGACAGTTCCAGCAGACACCGGCACCGGCTGGCGGCATCATCTTCAAGCGCGAATGGCTCGGCCAGTTCTACAAGCAGGCACCGACGATGAACATGCTGATCCAAAGCTGGGATCAGCCATTCACGAAAAGCGAGGGTAGCGCAAAGTGCGCTGGCATCGTGATGGGGCGCAGAGGGGCTGATATTTATGTCTTTGACCTCGTTAACGAGAAGATGGAGTTCACGGAGAGCGTGGCGGCCATGCGCAGCTTGTCTGGTAAATGGCCGAAAGCGAGAGCAAAGGTCGTCGAGAACAAGGCGAACGGCCCTGCCATTGTCTCACTCCTGCGCAAGGAAATCCCCGGTCTTGTCGAATTCAACCCGAAGGGAAGCAAGGAGGAGCGCGCCCTCTCCATTACGCCGTATCTGGAAGCCGGGAATCTCCATCTTCCCGATCCAGTACAGCATCCATGGGTGCATGATTTCATCGAAGATTTACTTCGGTTTCCAAAGGGAACATACAAAGATACCGTCGACGCATTCGTGCAGGGCGTCCTGTACTTGATGGACAAGCCTGCAGTCAGCGCGCCGCCTGTTGGCACGATGCAGACGCATCGGAGCTACTGGGGCGCTATTGGGGCTGAGACAGGAAGGAGATAGACATGGAGAAAGAGATAGGCCGCAGCGGCCAGCGGCGATGGGGCGGAATTTTCTATGAAGAGTTCCTCCGAGAGCTGCGGGGCCGCCGAGGCATTGAAGCATATCGGGAGATGAGTGAGAACGATGACGTCGTCGGTGCCATCCTGTTTGCAATCGAGATGTTGATCCGGCAGGTGCAGTGGTACGTACAGCCTGCTGGGAGCGACAAGGCAGACATCGCCGCGGCGGAGTTCGTGGATGGATGCCGCGGTGACATGCAGATGGCGTGGACGGACACCATCTCCGAAATCCTTTCCTTCCTGACCTATGGATGGAGCGCACATGAGATTGTGTACAAGAGACGCATGGGCCGGAGCAAGAATGAGCAACTCAACAGCAAGTACAACGATGGTCTCATCGGCTGGCAGAAGCTCCCAATCCGCGCCCAAGACACACTCTACCAATGGGAATACGACGATCACGACAATCTGCAAGCTATGACGCAGATGCCAGCACCGAGCTACGAAATCATCACGATTCCCGTCGAGAAGCTTCTACTCTTCCGCACTAAGAGCCGCAAGGACAATCCGGAGGGACGTAGCATCCTGCGCAATGCCTACCGGAGCTGGTACTTCAAGCGGAGAATACAGGAAATAGAGGGTATCGGCATCGAGCGCGATCTCGCTGGTTTTCCTGTACTCATCGCGCCAGAGAACGTCAACATCTGGGACATCGATGATCCCGACATGGTGCGCATGAAAGCGGCCGCCGATATGCTGGTCAAGCAGATCCGGAGAGACAGTACGGAGGGCATCACACTCCCGGCTGACTGGAAGCTTGAGCTGCTGAGTACAGGGAGCCGCCGTCAGTTCGACACAAACGCCATTATTGAACGCTACGACACGCGCATCGCGATGACTGTCCTGGCGGATTTCATTCTGCTGGGGCATCAGCAAGTCGGCAGCTTCGCTCTCTCGAGCGACAAGACAAAGCTGTTCGCCGTGGCCATCGGTGCCTACCTAGATGTCATCTGCGAGACGTTCAACAACAAAGCCATTCCGCAGCTCATTGACATGAATGCGGACAGCTTCCGAGGCATCACGAACTATCCACGGTTATGCCATGGCGACATCGAGAGCCAAGACTTGGCCGAGTTGGGGACGTACATCAAAGAACTCACGGCGGCCGGCATCATCACGCCGGACGCTTCACTCGAAGATTACATCCGCGAGCAGGCAAGCCTGCCGGAGCGCTCCGACGAGCCGATGCCGGATGATCAGCAAGGCCGTGTCGCCGCCCAGGACGGCGCAGACGGCATGGAAAATGCTCCGCATAAGGAAATACTCGAGGCCGACGAAGAAAAGGCTGTATCAAAGGCGTGGAAGCGCCTGGGAAGGAATGACTGACATGTTCATCCGCAAAGCGGTGCCGCAGACGATGGCCACACAGGCTGCCGTGCTGGCAGACCTCAACAAGTACATAAATGCCGTGTCGCCAGAAATCACGTACTGGCTGTGCCGCTTGTGGGATGATCAGCAGCAGGCTATCACCTACAAAGAGCTGCAGGAGGCGTTGTCTGGCGGCGGCGATTTCAAGCAGCAGCTGGAGCAATGGCAGCAGGATTATGCCGGCTTTGTCAACGCCAAGCTGGCGCCAATCTGGCTCTCGTCCATGCAGGCCGCAGCGCAGAAGCTCCAGGCGCGCCATGATCTCTTTGTCTTCGATGATTCCAGCAAGCAGGTGCGCGAGTGGATCACGCAGCATGGAGCTGAGTGGGTCACGAATGTCACCAACGATACACGGGCGGCACTGCGGGCCATTATACTGCGCGGCCAGGCTGAACGCTGGACATCGGAGGAGACAGCCCGCGTTATGCGGCCGACCATCGGCCTCACAGCTCCGCAGGCAGTGGCCAACGCCAACTACTACCAGAGTATCAAGGCAGCCATGGTCGATGCGCATCCGAAAACGGACCCTGCGAAGCTCGAGCAGCAGGCTCAGCTTGCGGCCGCTCGCTACGCAGGCCGTCAGCACCGGTACAGGGCACAGACCATCGCTGTGACCGAGGGAGCCTTCGCCTACAACAAGGGGGCTCACGAGAGTGTGCGGCAGGCCGTGGAACAGGGGCTCATGGGGCCGGTCGTCAAGGTGTGGAGTACGGCACATGATGCAAGGACATGCCCGATCTGCTCACGGCTTGACGGCGTGACAATCGGCTTCGATGACGATTTTGATTACAAAACCAAGCTATCCATGCCGGGAATCAGGCAGACGCCGCCCGCCCATCCAAAGTGCCGCTGCGCAGTGAAGTACGAAGAGACGGAGCCGCCTGCTATCGTCAAGCAGCCGCCCATGCCGGAGCTCCCAACATGGGATGGCAAGAAATGGGTGGATGAGCCGGACCCGCCGGATCCGCACGTCCCCGCGAAGCTTGCTATGCCGCCTGGTATGAAAGTAACAGGTGCGGCGAATCTCGGCGGGACAGGAGAAATCAAGCGCTGTGTCGATGCCAGTGGAAAGGAATGGCTTTTCAAACCGGCACAGGATAAGAAAGGCGGTACGCCTGCTCCATTCCGTGCCTATGCGCAGGAAGCGGCGGCGCGCGTGCAGCAGATTGTCGACCCGGACACGGCTGTCAAGGTCGGCGTAGGTGTTTTGGATGGGCGACTTGGTGCTTTTCAGGAGCTGGTCGACATCCAGAAAAGCAATACCGCAATGGCCATCCAAAAGGCTATCGACCAAGCAGATGCAGCAATGCGCAGCACGATCGAGGATATGGCCGTGCAGATACAGCGCGAGCATGTCACCGACTGGCTGATCGGGAACTTCGACGCGCACGGCGGGAATTTCGTCACGCGCAGCGACGGAACTATCATCGGCATCGACAAGGAACAGGCGTTCAAGTACATGAGCGACAAGGCAAGCCAGAAGATGTCGCTCACCTATCACCCGAACGCAAAGTATGGCGATCATCCGCCCATCTACAATGGGTTCTTCGAGGCGTTTGCCAAGAAGCGCATCGACATCAACCCGCAGGATTCCCTGCCTTTCATCAAGCGCGTCGAGGCAATCCCGGATGAGAAATACCGTGAGATGTTCCGCGATTATGCTGAGGCACTGCATGGCAAAGGAAAGGCCGCTGAGAACCTTCTTGATGCCATCATTGAACGAAAGCAGACGCTGCGCGAAAGCTACCGTGATTTCTACAGCGATCTGCTGACCGTTCGGGCGGGAAGGAAAATAGATTTCGTCTTTGCTGACGAAGCGGCTCCTACCCCGAAGACGCCGCTATCTGGCAAGGTATTCTCAAAAGGCGCGCTCAAGAAGATGAACAAGGCCGACCTGCTCCAGATTGCGAAGCAGAAATCTATTGCCTGCTACAGTAACATGAATAAGGCGCAACTCATCGAGGCTATATCAGACCCTGTACAGGCAAAAGAAATGAGCCGGCAGGTGAAGGAGCGCCTGGACATGGCCAAGAAGGCCAGAGCTGAGGCGAAGCGAAAGCAAGCCAAGAGAAAGAACGCTCTGCCGACTATCGAGGACGTTCTGCAGGACTTCAACGTCATCCCGAAGAACCGCTGGGGAATACCCATCCGATCCGATGCCGATGCTGTTGAGAGCCAGATGATAACGGCTCGGTTTGAGCAGCAGGGTGCTGAGCAGTACTACACGTTCTGGGGCAAGCTGTCCGACGGTGCTTTCTTGAAGTTGGCTGGGCCGATGAAGACCGCAGGGGCCAAGAAAAAGCTCATGGTCTTCAACAGGGCAGATAATACGGCGGCCTACTTTTATGACAACGACATCGTTCACGGCCTTCCTGATCTGCCAGGGCTGAGCCTCGAGACACCATCCGGGAAGATCGAGCTTATCGACATCAAGAACAGCGATGTGTACACGATGAACGGCTTCTTCCGGATCCGCTTGCCAGCAACTGGCGACGCCTCAGCGAAGCTCAAAACCTTCCTACATGATATCCGGGCTGACTGGATGCTCGAGGCACCAACGCAGGCGGCCGAGTATGAGCTGAAGCTCAATCGTGCGCTCTGGCAACATGAGACAGACAAGATTGGAAGCGAGATCATGGCCATGGACACGGCAGATAAGGAGGTAGCGCTCAAGCGCTATGGCATTGATGCCAAGCGGATAGGGGACATGCACCAGGAAGAGGTCTGGCATGGCTACGCGGCATACGTCGATGATGCGCAGGCGGAGGAGGCGGTGAAGCATGGCGTCACCTATGTGTGGTGCGGCGTTGGCAGTGCCCGCAATGTGGTGAACATCGTGAAGAGCGGTGGCCTTGCCTGCACGAAGGAAAGGATGATCTCGGGCAATTTTGTCGGAGGAGCAAGCTCGGGGAAAGACATGGAAACTGGCGGAGCCGATGGCGTATTCACGCGCCTGGGCATTAAGAGCCGCAGCAAATTCCATAATTCATTCTGCGGCTATGGCTGGCGCATCGAGATAGACCCGCGGGTACTCGGCCGTACTGACTGGTACTCTTATGCTGGTGATAATTTTGGGACGACGGAGCCGGGCACATTCAAGATTCGGCGGAGTCTGGACCGGATGGTCAAGGAAGAAAAAACGCGGTATAATACTGGCAACGAAATCATCTTCAGAAACGGCATTAAGACGGACAAGTTCATCGGCATTAACTGTGATACGGATTCAGCGCGGCAGGATCTCATCGATGCATTCCGCCGTGAGGGCATCAACGAAGTCAATGGCGTGCCGATTGAGAAGTTCGTCAAAGTCAAGGAGGTCGTCGGAACATGATCAAGACAGAAGCACTATACGTTTTTTCAGACCCCATAACCAGAAGTAAGAATAAGTATCTTGCCGTGGCTGTCCAGGAGTTCCGCCCTGGCGTTTTGGCATTCTCCGACACCGTAAGGGGGCATACTGTCGAGGGCAAGATTACGAGCGATGACGAAGGAAACGTCCGCGTCGAAGACAAGCGCGGCGTCTGGGAATTCACGCCTTGCACGCTCGATATGTTCCGTCGCAAGTACAAGAACACCGTGGCAAATGGCGATGACATTGCCGAGGTATGCGAGACTACGGATGACCTCTGGGAGTGGTATCGCCGGCATTTTGGAGGGAATAATATCAATTTTTACTGAGCAGGCAGGGCATCGCATGAGCGGTGCCTTTTCTATTGCCAAGAGAAGGAGGTGAGAGCATTGCATACATTCAGCGACCTGATAAAGAGCCAGCCAACCGATCTGCCAGACGTGCAAGGAACGTTCCGAATCGCGAAGGCGAACGATGAAAAGCGCCTGGCCTTCGGCTGGGCAAATGTGTCGGCCAATGAGCAGGGAGAAGCCCTGCAGGACTGGCAGGGTGATATCGTCCCCATCGAAGTCCTCGAGACAGCGGCGTATGATTTTGTCCGCTTGTATCGTGAGGGCGGCGAGATGCACGAGCGAGGCGGCTGTGCCGTGCTCGTCGAGAGCGTCGTCTTTACCAAGGAGAAGATGGCCGCCCTGGGGATTCCGGAAGGGACGCTGCCGGAAGGCTGGTGGATCGGATTCTACGTCACAGATGATGATGTGTGGGAAAAGGTCAAGTCCGGGGAATACCCCATGTTCTCCATTGAGGGGAAGGCCATTCGCGAGCCGACCGACCAGGGCGGCAATACCGACGGTGTGGATCCGGTCGTGTCAGAGGCATATGCCCAAGCGAATGCTGCGGCACAGGCGCAGGCAGAGAAAGCAGCTGCGGCAGAGGAGACAGTCGAGTAGTCGACGCCTCCTACGGCAGAAGCAATAAATACATACAGGCTGAAAAGGAATTTGCGTTTTATGCAAGTTCCTTTTTTCATGCCTGAAAACGGAAAGGAGCTGCACGATGGCAACGATGAAAACGCCTAAGAATAAGGCGAACAACGTCAAAGACCTGACCATCACGAAAGTCGACTTCGTGGATGCAGGGGCAAACCAGCGAGCCAACATTACCCTGTTCAAGCGCGACCCTACGAAAGGAGGTGAGAAGGTGAGCAATCCCGTGAAGAAGTTTATTTCTACGATGGCCAAGCACCTCGGCATCTCGGAGAGTGAGACGGCGGCAGGCATCCAGGCGATTGCCAAGGATAGCGGCGACGCGCAGACCTTCAACACGATGGTAGGTGCCATGATGCAGAGAAAGATCTTCAGCCAGGTGTGGGACATCACCGATGCACTCGGCTCAAGCCTGCGCTCCATCTTGGACGATGACGAGGTGACGGATAAGGCCACCCTCATGAAGCAGAGCGTGGACGAGTTCTCTGCGATTTGCAAGTCATGCATCGATCAGTGGACGGCTGGGAAAATGGCGACGCTGTCGCCGCAGAAGGCGGAAGCCTCGGACCTTGAGAAGAGCCTCGCCGTCGAGCGCGCCGAAGCTGTTCTCAAAGCGGCCGGCAAGCCGTGCGCCAAGGCTGATGATGTAGAGCCGGATCAGACGAACCCGGACGGCACGCCCAAGAGTACACCAAAGAAAGTGGACGGCTCTGCTGGCGGCAGCACGCCGCCCAAGAAGAACAAGGTAAAGAAAGCGGAGGAGGAACCAGACATGAAAATCAACAAGAGCAAACTGACGCCGGAGGAGCGGGCGTTCTATGACGCTATCATCAAGAAGGCCGGCGAGCCCGAAGACATCCAGCCGACTGACGAGGCTGGCATCGAGAAGCATGCCCCGGAATCTGGCGAAAAATCGCCGAGCGACCGCCTCACGGAGGCACTCAAGTCCTTGCCGAAGGAAGTCGGCGACGTCCTGCAGGACCTGCAGAAGCGAGCGGAAGCGGCTGAGAACCGCGAGATGGAGGAAATTGCTAAGAAGTACGAGATTCTCGGCAAGAAGCCGGAAGAGCTGGCACCGGTACTCAAGAACCTGAAAAAGAACAGTCCGGAGGGCTACGAAGCAACCATCAATGCTCTGGATCAGGCCGTTGAGGCCACGAAAGCATCCGGTATTTTTGGAGAGATCGGCAAGCGCGGCGTAGCTGGCCAGAGCGGCAGTGCTTGGGCACAGATTGAGAAGAAGGCCGCGGACATCCGCAAGGCGCAGCCGACGATGGAGTATCACGAGTCCATCGACCTCGCCTGCCAGCAGAATCCAAATCTGGTTCATGAGTATGAGAACGCCAACTAAACCTAAAGGGGGAAGATGAACATGGCTAAAACGTATAATGGCACGACCATCAATGACAGCGCGACCTTCACGGCCGAAGCTGGCGCAGTGATTGCAGGTCCTTTCATGGCGCTTGCTTTTGACAAGGACGGGAAGCTCATCCCGGCAAATGACACGGCCGTACCGCTTGGCCTGGCGGTCGCGGAAACGGACGAAAATCTAGCCGCCGGTGAGGATGTGACGGTTCAAATCAAGGAACAGGGTGTATGGACTTCTGGCGGCGCATTCGCTGCGGGCGACTTGCTGGCCAGTGATGCATCCGGCCACGCGGTGAAGGCCGCATCCGGCAAATTCGTCCTTGCTGTCGCACTCGAGGCGGCATCTGCGGAGGGCGAAACCGTCAAGGTACAGATCACGAAGTCTGGCTACGCAGCGGCCACGGCTTGAGGATAAGGGAGGATAATCGATATGAAAACGAATGCAAGCATCGCGACTAAAATCGCCAAGGGCTGGGCTCCGAACCAGTACCTCACCAACATGAGCATGGCGTACTTCCAGAAGGGCGAATACGCGGCCAAGCAGCTCTTTCCGATCTGCCCGGTCGCTCTTTCGTCCAGCTTCTTCTACACGTTCGACAAGGGCGACCTTGCGCGCGACAACGTCAGCCGCAAGCCGGCATATGGCAAGGTCGCTCCGGCAATCATGGGCCATACGGATGACACTTACAAGTGCCAGGTGGACCAGATTATCGTCGGCATCGACCAGATCGACGCGCTCAATTACCAGCGCAGCAATGCGCCGGGAGCTATTGACCCGCGCCGCGCGAAAGTCCGCTTCGCGGTCGAGCAGATGAACCTGCATCAGGACATCCTGTTCGCCAAGAACTTCTTCCGCAAAGGCGTCTGGCACAATGAGTGGACTGGCGCTGCTGCGGCTGACACCAAGAACAAGAAGTTCCTGCGCTTTGATGACGCCAACTTCGACCCGGTCGCTTTCTTCGCCGATCGCAAGAAGGAGATGGCGCGTGAAGGCCGCCGTAAGCCGAACAAGCTCGCACTCGGCGTTGATGCTTTTACGGCGCTGCAGAACCATCCGGACATCGTAGAGCGTGTGAAATACACGGGCACGACGGCCAATCCGGCCATTGTGACGGAACAGGTGCTGGCTCAGCTCTTCGGAGTCGAGCAGGTCGTTGTCCTCGACTCCACGTACAATGCGGCCGGCCCCGGCAAGGATGCAGACATGCAGTACATCTGTGACAGCAAGGGCGCACTGCTCTGCTACACGACGCCGAGCCCGCAGATTGACGAACCGTCCGCTGGTTACATCTTCGCCTGGGATATGCTCGGCAATGGCAACTACATTGCTACCGACCAGTTCGAGGGCGAGAACGGCACCCACACGGAGTACGTGGAGGGACTCATCTCGACGGATATGCATATCTGCGCGCAGGACCTCGGCATGTACTTCACAGACTGCGTAGGCTGAGGAGGCGTACCATATGGCAACGACATTTAAGGCCCTGAGAGCAGTCCGCTTCGGTGCTAAGGACTACTGCGCAGGAGACAAAATCCCCGCTGGTGTTGTCCTGGCCAAGCGAGAACGGGCTCTCATCAATATGGGAATCATCGTCAAGCTGGATGAGGAGTCTTCTGATCCGCCGAAAGCAGCGCCCAAAGGCACAGAAGCTGCGCCAACCAAGGCAGATGCGGCAAAAGCCACGGCCAAGAAGTAAGGTGAGGAAACATGAGCGAGGCAGCATATACCTATAACCCGGCAAAGCTGACGGAGCCAGGCAAGGATCGAATGCGATTTGAGCTGGGGGATGTCATGACCGATGGCGGGGCCGAGACGGCATATTTCAGCGACGAAGAAATCGAGGCCATGCTGCAGGTCTACCCACGCTGGAAGCGTGCAAAGCTTGAGCTTGTCAAAAGCGTGCTGCACCGTTTTGCTTATGAGACTGACACCAAGGTGGGCGCGATGCAGCTCTGGCTCGATCAGCGCTATGCGCATTTCAAGGCGCTCTACGAGGAGTTGAAGAATGAAGCCGAAGCGGCCAGCACTGTGCCGGGGGACTCTGCGATGAAGAAGAAAGGCCCGCCGTACTTCTTCGAGGGCATGCACAACAACCTTCGCACAGAAGGAAGCGTGAGGGGGCGTGAGGCATGTACGTTAGACCGGAATCACTGAGTCGTGATTTCATTGTCGAGCGGAAAACGCAGACGGTAACCGATGCCGGACGGAAAGCCGTCGTGTTCCAGCCGACTGGAAACCATCTGAAGGGCGTGCTGGCAGAGGCCAAAGCCTTGGAAATCGAGCGATGGAAGCAGCTGCAGCACCCTGTCACGCATACGATCGTCATGAAGGGCGGACGATGCCCGGCCAAGATTGGTGATCGGCTCGTTCTCGGCGGCCGGTCGTTCTACGTGCAGGGCATCGACAATATCGGGGCTCTGAGCATATTCACTCAGATTTTCGCAGAGGAGAGGAGTGACACGAATGCCTAAGCATACGACAAACAGCGCTGCGGAAGAAGCAGAGTACCTGAAAGTCGAGATGGACGAGGTCGTGCAGAGCATGAACAAGCAGGCACGCTCCAGAGCACGTCGGGCCACGAACGCTCTCCGAAATTCTGCGCTGGATGTACTGGGAGGAGCTGGCCATGGCCGCACGTACCGCCTGCCAAGTAGCAAAGACACCTACGTCGCATCTGCCCCTGGTGAAACGCCTGCAGTGCGACTGGGTGATTTGCGTCGAAAATGGAGGCAATACAGTCTGGCAAAAGGCGCGGCGGACGGCGTGCAGATTACCGCTCGCATCAAGAGTGATATGCCATATTCTGATTACCTCGACGAGGGTACCAGCAAGATGGCTGCCCGCCCGTATAAGCAGAAAATCATTGATGATGCCAAGCCGAAGATCATCCGTATCTACGGCAAGCATTATATTTCGTAGGAGGCGGTATCGTGGCACTTATCAGCAGCGTGGCGGCCCCAGTCTTTGACAAGACCGCCATCAAACAGCGCGACTTTATTCGTGCGCAGTATCATACATGGCCGGACCCGAGAAACGGGCTTGTCGTTTCTGTTACGGATTCGACGATACAGGCTATCTTTCTTCCAGGCGTCCACGCGGCCACCCGATACTACGAGATCAAGGCGCAGGAAGTTGCTGATGGGAAGTGGTCGGTGATGTATTCGGGAGACCTTGCAACCATCGGCAAAGAGCCTATGACAGGTGCATACGCGCAGGAAGGTGGCGAGGCGAGTGGCGACGGCAAATGAGCTGATCCGGCGCAAAATGATAGAGGATGCCAGTATCTCTGCGATACTGGCAAGATATGCGGACAAGCCGGCAGTGTTCTACCAAATGGCCCCGTCGGATACGGATGACGGCTGGGACAGCGAATCACAGTACCCACGCATCGAATTTACCATCGAACAACATGCTGAAGCAGAACATGATACGGCAGGCAAGCTGCACGTCGATATCACATGCTCAGAGACAGGCATAATGCCAGAAGAACTCGAGCCGTTGATTCGACGCGCGCTGACCGGCCTTTTCTTTTATCCGAAGGGAGCCCAGCCGTTTGCTGCGGTATGGAATACATCTATGTCCTTCCAAGCGCAGAGCACACAACAGCAGGCGCCGCTCCTCGTCGGCATCACGGCGGATTTCGACCTGGTGTCATTCCCAGGGCTCGAAACCAGCGACCCGGATCCTGTAGCGGCTATCAACCGATATGCACAGGAGTGGGATACGTCTCTGATGATTGTCAGCAAGGCGGAGTGCGACGATTACCTTGTGCCTACACGTGAGCATCCAGCTGTACATTTCCGCAAGATGTCCAGCGGCATTGACCGGATGACCAACACGGTGACGTGGGTCAATGCCATTCTCTGTGTGCATTTTTTCGCGCCAGAGCTTCAAGACCGGTGCGAATGGATTGAGCAATTCTCGCAAAGCCTCGCGCTGGATACAGAAATCACCATGCTGGATGGTTCCCCGATGTTCATCCAAAACATCCGGGGCAATGCCGCGGCGGACGAGCTGCAGGGCCAGCTGCAGATTGCCGTGCAATACGGCCTGCTGCGCCGACCGCAATACGCGCATACGATGACAGGCATGCGACTTGGATCATGAAGGAGGAAATAAAAATGGCAGATACTGATAAAGCTGCACCAGCAGAGGCTACTACACCAACAGCGGTGCAGAATCCGGAAATCTACACGGCTCAGGAGTTTGCCCAAGCGGCGAATAAGATCTTTGGCCCTGGTGTCCGCGATTATACGGTCCTGGCGGCGTTCCAGTACGCCAGGAAGGAAAGGGCTACCAAAGCAGAAGCCGTGAAAATCGTGCATGATTTCCGCAATAAAACGATTGATTAAGAGAGGTGGAACAAAATGAGCGGTATTTTTACGATCGGCGAGAAAAAAGTACGCCCTGGCGTGTACTATCGCCGCGAAAATTCCGGCGGCGTCGAAACTGCAGGTGCCGTGAATGGCGTGGCCGCAGTCCTTTTCCAGGCTGACTGGGGCCCGCTGAACGAAGAATTTGACATGGATTCTACCATGCAGAACAACGTCGCAGATTATTATGGCACGGCTGAGGGCACTAAGCTCATCAAGGAGGCGTACAAAGGCGGTGCTACGACCATCCGTGCCGTACGTATTGGCGGCGACGATGGCGCAGCGGCAACGATCGACCTCAATGATGCGCAGGATATGCCGAAGAAGGCCGTCACTATTACGGCAGCTTACCCCGGTGCAAGAGCATTCACCGTATCCGTGCGGACGAATCTGATCACTGAGCGCCGCATGGTCACCATCTACGATGGAACAGAAATCTTTGAGTCTTTCACCTTCGATGCAGGCGCTGCAGAGCCGCAGAACCTCGCAGAAGCCATGGCGGCATCAAAGAATTTCGTCTGCAAGGTCGCCGAGGGGGCAACCGGCCCGCTTGCGAACGTCACGCAGCAGGCCATGACTGGCGGCAAGAACCCGACCGTCAAGACAGAGAACTACGAGAAAGGCACGGATGTACTGGAGCGCTGCAAATGGAATGCCATCATGGCTGACACGGATGATGCAGCCGTCCAGCTGCTCCTCCAGAATTTCGTCGTTCAGAGCTACCAGACCGGCCATCTTGGCTTTGCTGTCCTTGCTGGCAAGAGCTCGCAGGACCTCACGGAGCGCATGACCACGGCAGCATCGTACAACGACGAAAAGATTATCTACGTCCTGAATGGCTGGGTCGGCAACGACGACACGCGCTACGATGGATGGCTGGCCGCCGCCCGCATCGGCGGCATGGTTGCGGCCTTTGAGTCCAATACAAGTATCACGCATAATGTAATCACGAACGCCGTGAAGCTCACTGAACCGCTCACGAATGGTGAAATCATCAAGGCTGAAGGCAAAGGGTGCCTCGTCCTGACGATGAACGATGATGATCAGGTATGGATTGACAGCGCCATCAACACGCTGGTGACGCCGGACGCTACGATGGATGAAGGCTGGAAGAAAATTCGCCGTACAAAGACGCGCTTCGAGCTCATGGATCGCGTCGATAGCTCCTGCGAAAAGCTGGTCGGCAATGTCGACAACGAAACGGACGGGCGTCAGACCATCATGGCCACAGCGCAGAAGGTCATCAACGAGATGGTCGGCGAGAAGAAGATCATGCTCGGGTCGACGGTCTACGAGGATCCGGACAATCCGGCTCAGGGCGATTCGGCATGGTTTAAGCTGGCTATCGACGACATCGACAGCGCAGAGAAGATCTATATGACGTATCAGTTCCGCTTCGCACCAGACACCACTACGTCCGCGTCCGCGAGCAATTAAGGAGGAATGAACGATGTGGAATAACAGAGGCCCCGCAGACGTCCGCCGAGTCTTTACTGGTAAGGACGCGCTGCTTTTCGATGAAGACGGCACACTCCTGGCTACAATCGAAACCTTCCAGGGGCAGGTCAATGTCACGAACGCGAAATACCAGCCGCTCGGTGACGCACAGGAGCATGAGGCGTTCCAGTCCTACTCCGTGACGCTGACGGTCACAGAGGTCGTCATCGAGGATGAGCGCTTCATCCAGGAGATGTTTAACGACATGACAACTGGCACGATGCCGAACTGGACGTTCCAGGGCGTCATCAAAGGCCGCAATGGCTCAGAGGAGCGCATGATCTATCGTGACTGCGTGCCGTCCGGCAACATCGACCTGCAGAATGCATCTGTCGGTGATCTGATCAAGCGGCAGTGGTCGCTGTTCGTCAACCGCCCGCCTGAGCTGCAGAAGCTGCTCAGCTACTCGTCGTAATCGGAAAGAACCAAGAAGCCACGCATGAAAGGGGACTTATATCATGGCAGTAAAAGAAGACAGCAAACTCCGGGAGGCCGCTGACCCGGTCGAAGAGGTTGCAATCAACCAGCAGGATGACAAGGAGGTTCTCAAGGAATATGAGGGTGATATCCTGTCAGCTATCCTGAAAGCGGCAGATTACCAGAACGATGCAGCTGAGACCTTCAAGATTCGCATTGTTCGCGACAACACAGTACTCTTTTCTTTCCGCATCCGCCCGCTCTCTGAAGAGCAGTATACGCGGTGCCGCGATAAGAACACGAAGTATGTGCGCAATAAGCGCATTGGCGTGAAAGTCCCTGAGACCACCAACGCCGTGCGCTTCCGTAGCCAGCTCATCTATGAGGCCACCGTCCCGGAAGACCGCAAGGACATCTGGGACAACAAGGCTGCATGGGAGAAGCTGAACGTAGCTTCCGGCGTCGACGCTATCGACAAGATTCTCAAGTCCGGCGAAAAGGACAAGATTGTCGAGCAGATCGATGCCATCTCCGGCTACGGAGACGAGCTGGAGGAAACCACAAAAAACTGATTCTGTCCGGCGGGCGTCTGACCATGCTGCATCAGATCTTGCAGAGGTTGCACATAACGCCGGATGAATATGAAAATAAGCCGCCAATGGTCAAGATGTTCATCCGCGCGAGCATTGCCGCGCAACTGGAGGCGGAAAATCAAGATAGATAAGCGATTTTGAGGAAGGAGGTGTGCTGATTGTCCAGTGAAGAACATGTCATAGACATAACCGTGCAGACACACGATAAGGTCGCCCCTGGTCTTGAGAAAGCGCAGAGCAGTCTGAGGAGCTTCGACAAGGCCATCGAGAAAACCCAGGCGCGTCTCTCTAAGCTGGCGCGATCTGACTACGAAGTGGCCATCCGTGCGATTGACCGTGTGACGCCGGCAGGCAGCCGCATACGAGCGACCCTGCACGGAATCACAGGGCGGGCATATAACGCGACAATCGGAGCAGTCGACAGAAGCGCCGCCAAGGTGCGAGAGGTGCAGGCGCGGCTTATGGCGTTGACCAGCAAGGCGTGGACTGTCACCATCGCCGCTAAAGATACCATCAAGGAAAAGGCGAGCGGTGCCGTATCCGGAGCTGTCCAGAGTGTGACTGGCATGGGTGTGCAGATGATGGCGGGGGCCGGCATTGGCTATGGCATCTATGACACCATCAAGACCTATATGGACTTTGAAGCCCAGATGAAGAAGGTGCAGGCCATCTCTGGCGCATCCGGATCTGAGTTTGAAGCGTTGACTGCCAAAGCAAAAGAAATGGGCGCTACCACGCAATTCTCGGCAACCGAAGCTGGTCAAGCGCTAGAATATATGGCCATGGCTGGCTGGAAGACGGATGACATGCTCTCTGGTATCTCCGGCATCATGGACCTCGCAGCGGCCTCCGGGGAAGACCTCGGCAAAGTTTCGGACATCGTGACGGATGCGCTGACGGCCTTCGGGCTGAAAGCGAGCGATTCAGCTCACTTCGCTGACGTACTCGCCGCAGCATCCTCAAACTCCAACACAAATGTGGGCATGATGGGCGAGACTTTCAAATACGTTGCACCAATCGCGGGCGCACTCGGCTACAGCGCAGAAGATACTGCTGTAGCTATCGGCCTCATGGCAAACGCTGGCATAAAGGGCAGCGACGCAGGCACAGCCTTGCGCGCAACAATGACTCGTCTGGTTGATCCGCCGAAAGACGCAGCTCAGGCCCTCGAGGCTTTGGGCATATCCGTCCGCAATTCTGACGGTACGATGAAGCCTTTCATGCAGACCATGAAAGAACTGCGCTCGAAGTTCAGTGGATTGTCACAGGCTGAAAAGGCGCAGATGGCGTCGAGCATCGCTGGGCAGGAAGCCATGAGCGGCTTCTTGGCTATCGTCAATGCATCAGACTCGGACTTCGACAAACTGACGGATTCTATCTACAACGCAGACGGCGCAGCCGCAAAGATGGCAGCAACCATGAATGACAACTTGAAGGGCGACCTCAAGGCGTTGTCCTCTGTGTGGGAATCCTTCCAGCTCGAGATCATGAGCGGCAAGGGCGGCGATGGCATACGCAGCTTTGTACAGGGCGTGAAGACGGATCTGGAGAAGTTCACCGGCTACATCAAGGATGGCTTTGATATCAGCGATGTCGGCCGCCTGGCACTCGATATCCTGACGCAGCTGAAAAATAAATTCCTCGAGTTCGATGGCATCGGCTCGATTCTGGCAGGTGGCGCACTTGCTGGCGGCCTTCTGAAAATTATCTCTCTCGCAAAGAAAGCGTCTGATTTTGTACGCAAGGTCACTGACGTAAAGCAGGCTGGCGGAGAGGCTGCAAAAGCAGCAGGAGAAGCCGCTTCGGCGGTCAAGAGTATGATTGTCAATGCTACAAGCGTCGTTGTGAATGGGAAAAGCGTATCGAGCGGCAACCCGATGGAAAATGCGGCAGAGGGAGCGGCAGGAGCAGGCGCGGCTGGAGGTGCTGGCGGGAGTGCTGGCAGACCGAAAGGAAAGCCGGGCGGGAAGTTTTCGTGGGGGAAATGGCTCGGACGCGGTGCAGCCGCGCTCACTGCCGTCGCCGGGGCATACGATGCCTACAGTACCTACAAGGACAACCAACGCCTTACGGAAGAAGCTCAGTATGCCGTTGATTCAGGCGCTCAAGACAGCTCCTATCTCGACAAGACTAAGCAGCAGAATACTGATCGCTTGGGCGCGTCCGTCGGCAGTACTGGCGGCGCACTTGCCGGTGGTCTTCTGGGAGCCAAAGCCGGTGCAGCCGCCGGCGGCGCGATCGGCTCACTATTCGGCGGTGTCGGCGCCGTCCCTGGCGCGGCCATAGGCGGTGTCGTTGGCGGTATCGGTGGCGGCATAGCTGGCAGCGAGGCAGGCCAGATGATCGGCGGAAGCATTTCCGAAATGGCCGACACTGCGAGCGCGGTGTGGGGCAAAATCAAAGATGAAGCGGCCAATACATGGCAATGGATTTCCAATGGTGCAGGTCAGGCGTGGGACGGCATAAGTCAAAGTGCCGGTCAACTGGCTGACAGCATCGGCCAGACACTCAGCAGCATAGCTGAGAGCGCTGGGCAGGAATGGCAATCGATAAAGGACAGCGCAGGCCAGGCATGGGATGGCATATCCTCATCTGTCGGTGAAGCCTTGCAGCCGGTCATTGAAGGCGTTGAAGATGTCATCAACTTCATCGTTGGCCTTTGGGCTCTTTTGTGGGAACAGGTAGAGCCGTATGTCGATGCTGGAATAGAATATATTTCGGCGACTTGGGATAGCATTGCAGAGGCAGCAGGCGAAGCCTGGGATGACATAACGAGTGTGATTGGCGAAGCGTGGGACGGCATCATTGAAACCGTCAGCAGTGTCGCAGAATCTGTGGGTGAAGCGCTGAGCGAGGCATGGTCATACATTACTGAGGAAGCTGCTGCCGCATGGGAAGCAATCGCAGAGACTGCGAGTGCGGCATGGGACGGCATAACGGAGGCGTTCAGCTCTCTCGCTGATTGGTTCGTCTCTTCGGTCTGGCAGCCGATTGCAGATTTTGCGAGTGCAGCCTGGGCCGAGGTACAAGCCATCGTAAGCGCCGCGTGGGATGGCTTGTGCGCCGTATGGGGCGCGGCAGCCGGCTGGTTCATGGGCTCCGTATGGGGGCCAATATCCAGCGCTGTATCAAGTGTAGAAAGTGCCATTGTAGGAGCTTTCCAGGCGGCATACAGTGCTGTCACGGGCATCTTCAGCGGACTTGCCGGCTGGTTCGAGAGCAATGTCATCGGACCGGTCAAGGCAAAGTTTGCAGCAATTCGAGACTTGGGATCGTCCATCACTGGACTGGCCGGGTCGCGCCACGCGGCAGGCGGTATTTTCAACGTACCACATCAGGCACTGGTCGCTGAAGACGGCCCAGAGGCAATCATCCCACTGAATGATCACAACCGCGGCCTGGACATTCTCCAAAAAGCGGCAAGCATGATGGGCGTCGACTTCGGCAACGAAGCTGATTTTTCCGATTCTGACGACAGTGGAGCAACTGTGCCAGCAGCCGCTCCGGCCGTCAATGCGATGAGCGCCCCAGCTTCGCCTGTGAGCGTCTCTGTAAGTCTGGGAGGGGTAAGTATACCAATCACAATTTCCAGCGCGTCTACGGCCCCGCAGGACATTGCTACGGCCATCCGTGGGCAGCTCGAAGATATAGCAGATGACATCGGCGGCCAGCTGGCCAGCAAGGTCGCAGCTATCTTCGGCAATACTCCTGTCATGAATGCGCAGTAAGAGAGGTGAGGGTGCATGAAATTCAACGCAAACGGAGTCGTGCGGAATATCCTGCGCGGCCGCAGCGTGAAAACGTCTTTGCTGCGTGGCCTGGCCACATCTGGCCTCTCTGGCATATGGCGAACGTTGGCCGTGGGAGCCCTTGGCGGGATTTCCGTTGCAGATGTATATCTGACAAATCAGGAGACAGGGGAACGCATCGCGCTCTCCTGGGTGCCTGAGAAGATCAGTGTCAAAGAGGCAGCACAGTTCCAGAGCTACAACATCATCGAGCGCGGCGAGGTCAAACTGCCGAAGGGCAACAGGCTATCGGCGGTTTCATGGTCTGCGATTTTCCCGGGAGAGAAGCGCACTGAGGCCGGCTATGTGAAGTCCGCAAACTGGCAAGAACCAAGCGAGCTGATTGGTATGCTGCAGGCATGGCGCGAGTCTGGTGACAAGCTGAATGTCTTGATCACGCAGACGACCGTGAACCTCGATGTGTATATCAAGGAGTTTTCGTACAGCTACGAGGGTGGCATGGGGGATGCGAAATACAGCATCGACCTGATTGCCGCTGAGGATTTGCTCGTCAAGACTGTGGCGGAGGTGGATGCCGAAAAAGCAGCCGCGGCCGCGCAAAGCAAGAGCGGAATCCCGCCGCTTGGAACTCGTGCCAAGCTCCCTGTGCCGACATCAGCCACCAGCCGTGTCGGACAGACGCTATGGAGCATTGCAGAGCAGAAACTCGGTGGCGGAGCAAAATGGGCAGAATTGTACGCCATGAACCGTGCCAAGGTGAAGAATGTCGATGAGCTGAAGGCCGGCACAAAGCTCAAACTGCCGACGGTATAGGGAGGTGATGCACATGATTGACCTACGTGATATTGCCTACCGCGTCGTGTGTGTAACGCCGGACGGTACGCAGCTGGATATCACTCCCGTCACGACCGGCCTCGGCTGGGAGGAGGGGGAGAAAGAGCTGTCTGTGAGGATAAGCCTGAAGGTCTACAACGTTCTGTACGGCGGGAAGCGAATGTCTCAGCTTGTCCAGCCAGAAACCCCTATTTTTGTTTATGCAACGATAGGCGGCACGCAGAAGGAGATGGTTCGTGGCACCGTAAAGAAATGGGCCCCGACCTATACCAACGGCACCAGCTCACTCGACATTGAGGCTTATGATGAGATGCAGCCACTCAGGAGAAATCAGGACTTTGCCTATTTCTCCGATGGAACCAAGACAAAGGCGATGATCACCAGCATCCTGGACAAGTGGGGCATCCCGTACACATACAAAGGCCCGGATATCACACATAACAAGATGGTCTTCAAGAAAAGCTATGTCAGCGATATGCTGCAGAAGATCCTTGACGATGTAAAAAAGAAAAACGGCGGCGTGTACTTCATTCGGGCCAAGGAAGGGAAGGTGGAGATCATCCCTCGAGGCTCGAACGAAGATGTCTACCACTTCGACGAGCAGGATAACACTGTCAGCGCCAAGGATTCTTTTGACAGCGGAAGTCTGATCACGCGCGTGATCATCGTCGGTAAGACGGACAAAGAGGGGCACCAGAAGGTAGAGGCAACCGAGAACGGGAAAACCGAGTTCGGTATTCGCCAGGCCATTGTCGAGCACCAGAGCAGCAAGACACTGGAGCAGGCAGAAGAAGCCGCGAAGCAGCTCCTGAAAGAAAAAGGCGCTTTGAAGCGAAAAACTACCATCCAAGCACCGGACCTGCCCTTTGTCAGGAAAGGCGATCGGGTGCGGATTTCTGCCGGGACGGTCATGGGCTACTTTTTCATCAAGAGCATCCGGCACAACGCAGAGGACCAGAAGATGACCTTCGAGGTAGATGAGGATAAGGAGAAGAACAAGGAAACGAAGACCGACAACGGCCTGAGCGGCTCGGAAACATCATCAGAAGAACAGCCAGGTGGCGGCACTACCTCACCTGATTCTGACGATACGAGCGAGGGAACACAGGATGAGGTGGATTAATTGAGCAAGAAAGGTAATCCAGGTGCCAATAAGCTGACCAACGTCCTTGTCGGGATGATGCGAAAAACCGGAGAGCATCCGCTTGTCCTTGATTTCGGCATCATCAACGATGATTACAGCTTAACAACAAACACTTTTCCTGAGCCCATTCCTAAAGGAGACTACAGCGTATGCCGGGCCGTAACATATGATCCAGGCGTGCCGCTGACACAGAGCTACAACGATGGCGCACACAGTCAGCCTGACGCCGGATATGGCGGAGCGCATACGCACGACATCAGGCTGCCGGAGAAGATGTATTGGATCCGGCCAGGCGACAAAGTTCTTGTCGTCTGGGTGCAGGATGAGGCAGTGGTCGTTGACCTGGTATATAGCAGCAGCCGCGTCGGATAGGCTGGCTGCTGAAAAGGAGGCGTTGACATGGCAGAGAGTATCTATCCCACATTCAGCCTTCCGGCTGTCGCAATCGACGCGGAAGACGCCAAGAGAAAAAGCTATAAGCAGAGCCTTTATTTCGACTATGAAAAAGGCGACATCTCCATGGATGCGACACATCGGCCCATCCTGGCGGAGGGAAGAGAGGCGTTCTGCCAATGGTGCCTGAAGCAATGTGTGACAGAGCGTGGGACGCGCCTATCCTACTCGGATAAAATCGGCGTGGAAATCGTAAAGGCGGCCAGGGAAGAAAGCGATATACAGGCTATCGAGTCGGCCATCCAGAGGACTATCACCGAAGCACTCATGGTCAATCAAGAAACCGAGTACGTCCGCAACTTCCGGTTTAGCTGGAATGGGGCTGACAGCCTGCGGGTCACTTTTACCGTGAAAGGGCACGAATGGGACGAAGACACATTATCCGTCACGTACTGACGGCCAAGAGGGGAGGTAATCGATATGTCTTTAGTTGAATTCAAGCAGCCGGAATGGCTGGACGGCGTGACAGCGCGCAGCATCGAAGAGAATATGATGAAGAACCTCCCGCTCGACATCGACAAGACGGAGGGCGGTATCGTCTGGGATCTGACGATGCCGACAGCCCTGGAGAAAGCCGAGATGCTGCAATTCTACCTGCAGAACACTTTCCGGCAGATGTTTCCAATGTGGGCAACCGGCAGGTGGCTGGATCAGCATGCGCATGATGCGGGAATCAGCCGACGAGAGGCCAACAGAGCCTATGGCCATGTTACAGTCGAGGGAAAGGTAGGGCTGGTAATCCCGCAGGGGTTCGTCTTCGCAGTGCCATCAAGCGATGGCGTGCCATCCATCGGATTCGAGACGCTGGCGGAGGCGACTATTCCAGACATGGGCCGCATAGATATTGCAGTACAAGCCGTAGATGCTGGCATTAACAGCAACGTAGCCAATGACACTGTGACCATCATGCAGTCTCCGATGGCAGGCATCACAAATATCACAAATGCAGATGCCATGACGGGCGGAACCGAAGCTGAGTCTGACGATAGCCTCCGCGAACGCATAGACGAGATTCTCGCTGGTAAAGGCGACAGCTACACCGGCAACAATGCGGACTATGTGCGCTGGGCGAAGGAGGTCTCCGGCGTAGGATATGCACACACCGTGCCGTGCTATAACGGCCCGAACAGCGTCAAAGTCATCGTCGTAGACGCGAATGGTGTGCCAGCGAACGAGCAGATCCTGCAGAATGTCTTTAAGCACATCTGGGGCTCGGACAGCTTAGATGACCGCAAAAGCCTCGACCGATTAGCTCCAGTTGGCGTTATTGATTTTGCTGTCGTAGCACCGACAGCTGTAACGATAAACTACAGCTTCAGTCTCAAGCTCGAAAGCGGAGCAACCATTGATGAGGTCAAAAGCCGTTTCAAGACGGCACTGTCGTCTTATTACGAGAGCGTCGCGTCCGGAGAAGATGACGTGAAGCCCGTGATGTACATCAAGACATACTCGACTCTGGCAGATGACGTCGCGGGAGTCGCGGACTTTAAGGATTTCAAGATGAACGGAGGGACAGATAATATCTCCTTCCGCGACTACGAATATCCCGTGACGGGGACAATCGAGGTGACGACGTATGAGTAACATCAACCTCGACAAATTCCCGACATCAACAACGGCGCAGCGAATGCTACATCGTGTATCGCCGATCTACTCAGAAGCCTACACGATGAAATGGCTTTACGAAGTCATGGGGAGAGAGCTCGATGGCGTGTGGGACATAGTCCGCGAGATGCCTGAACAGGCTTTTACACAGACTGTCACATGGGGAATCGAAGCACAAGAGTATAAGTACAACATCACTCCGGACGACAGTCTGAGCCTCGATGAGCGCCGCGCCCGGCTCTACCGTAAGAAAACAAGCAAATTCCCGATTAGCCCGGGGAGAATCGAAAAGTACATCCGTGACGCGTGGGATATGTCAGTCGACATCGACGAAGCCAGAGCGGCAGGCACTTTTTTCCTGCGAATTTTGTCTGATAAGAACCACCACCTGCGGCGGATGCTTGATGACTTATACGGCATCAAACCTTCACATCTTGCCATGCTTGCTGTGTGGGCTGTAGGGCCACACTTTTTCCTCAACCGCGCAGGAGCCATCCAGCTACGCACGACTCCGGGGCAGACCTGGACGACGCAGGAGCCTTATATCGTATTCGATACTGGGCTCAATGCTGCAGGATCTACCGAGACGGTCAAGCACACTGACACAGCCACACAACAGCATAGCGCTTATATTTTCAGTGGCTCGACTCTGAACGGTCGCATCCACATCAATGGGGGCGGAAAGTATTCGCTCGGCGAGTACGACGCAGGGCAAGATATTACGGAGAGCTGGAAGGTCTTTCGCATTGAAAAGCCGCCCACGCTGAACGGAGTAGCAAAGCTTAATGCCACACCGACCGAGACGCGCAGCCGGAGTTATCATGTCACAGAATGGCGAACCATGATAACCAAGCGAGCTGATGTGCTCAATCGCGCCGACGGCTCGCTGAAGCGCTGGACTACCAGCCGGAGCACAACGACGCAGGAGCGCCGCTACAAGTCTCCGGCTCCGTACTATGCGACCAACCGTGTAGGCAGCACAACAGTCACGCGCGAGGATGTCGGCTACGAGAAGACGCTGACAGAGACGCTTTTCTGCGCGTCACGACTAAATGGAGCTGGCGCGCAGCATGACACGCAGATCGCAACGCAGTCTTCTGCGAGCACCTACCTGACATTCACAACGTCGGGACGTCTTAATGGCCACAGCCGTCCACAGCTCAATGCATCGGCAACGCAAGAGCACACCGTGAGCCGGACGATCACAAAGAGCACGACACGGGCGTACTTCACCGGAGCCCTGCTTTGTGGGCATTTGAATCTAAACGATTGCCGCAGCACAGTCGTGACGCGCACCGTCCACATTCCAGCCTGGCGTGATGTCGTGCATCGCCACGGAGCATGTGTGCTCAATGCAGTCAAGCATGAGACGCGCTACAAAACCATCACGCATACAATTCCGGCCAAGGCCGAAAAATATTTTAGTCCGAACCGCGGCACGCTCTTAAATGGGCGAGCCGTGTTAGGAGATATGGTCCTTTGACGAAGGAGGAAGAAACATGAGCGAAAGTATTGTGAAGTTCAGCGGTGATACAACCACCCGCGAGCTGTGGGACGGCGGTCCTAAAGGCTCGACGGGCCTTAGCCGCATTCTCAACCCAGGCAATAGTAGCTTTAGCATGGTTACTTTTCAGCAAGCCAAGCCTCTGCTCGACAGCGAGCTTAACTTGTCGCAGCAGATCCAGAACAAAGCCCGTGCGGATATTCTCCGTGCGCTCTTGAGCCCGGGCATTTTAAGCATGACGACGATCACCGACGTCACTGATCGAAAGAATGCGCTGCGCATCTCGAATGCTGTTGCCAACGTGAATGGATGGCTTGTGTACTTAAACGGGCAGAATCGCAGCGATGCATTGTCCGACATTGTGTTCGCTGCTGCACCATACAATGGCAGCCGCGAAGATCTTGCATACCTCGAAGCATGGTTCGAAGAAGTCGCACCATCTGGCAGTCCGGAAGATGACGACGAGAATGTCTACCGCTATGGTGGCATCGCATCTGGCACGATTGCAAATGACCTACAGGACAGCGTAGCAGGCGATGAGACGACACGCCGCATCCAGCTTAGATGGAACATTCGCACCGTAGCTGACGTTGATTTTGCATCACATGCAAGCGGCGTTGACGATGGCAACCGTGTAAAAGCGAGAGCCGGAGCGCAGAGCGACACGAACTACGCGTTTGGCGGCGTCGGTAACGGCTTGTATCGTGCCGGTGACGGCTCCAGCGCTGCATGCACGACGCTCAGGTGCGTCGACGGCTACGTATATGCAATCCCACTTTTCCGCGTCCACAGACGCAACCAGACGGCGTACAGCAAAACGGATAACCCATACGGCGCACCGGCATACAACAGCGGCACGCAGATTGCGACGGGACTCTATCACGATGTCATTGCCACGCAGGATATTACGCCGCTCTATCCGATTGCCTCGGCCTACGAGCAGAGCGCGAACCGCGAGAGCGACCGGGCCGTACTCAAAGAGCTGTTTCAAGCTGTTCGTCAGCAGTCCGTGGAGCTTACGAACTGGAAAACGCAGCACATTCAGCATGGTACGGCGACGATTTACAACAAATTCGTCATATTCGGCGGCATCGTCAATGCGATTTCCGGCACGCGCAACGTTAAGATTACACGTACCGGCACCTACGACGCAAAGAACTACTCATTGCTGTATGTAAACGGAATGCTCGTCTCCATCTACGATACGCAGGACAGCGTAGCGGCAGTGCCGGTGAACAGCGGCAGCGCGGCGGCCAACTATTATGCCTACGTCGACAACGACGGAGGCAAGTACACAGTCAAGGTTGCAGACAGCGTGCCAGACGGCAAGCTCGGACTTTACCGCATCACGATTCCGGCTGGGGACACCGCGGCAAATCTCAACAACGTGAAATTCACCGACATTCGGCGCGTCGAGTCGCACTACAGAAATTATTATGGAACGATTCCCGCGACCGCGGTCACGCTGCCATATGCGGCAATCGGGAGTGATTATTCAGTCGCACTCAACATCGAAAGTACGGCCTACAACCGCGATACAGTGCTTGAGGTTACGGGCAAGAGCCCGAACGGCTTTACGATTAAGAGCCACGGCGTCGCGGATAACATTGTCGTGCGCTGGACGCTGACGCAGCCGAACGCATAAGCATAAGAGGAGGCAGAGAATATGCTGATTAAGAGAATCCCCAAGAAGTGGGGAAAAGCGGAGTACGTGCCGTTTAAGGTCGACGGCACGATGCTGTACGCAGGGCAGGGCGAGAATACGGTCCACGCCGATCTGCAAGAAATCCAGTCGGATATGGCGCAGACCGTCTACATCATGCAGGACTATTCAGGGACCTTAAGTGTCGGCTTCAATTCTTATCTTCCGTACATCTTGCTTATGGCGGAGATCCCTCCGTATCAGATGCAGATGGTCGACACGGGCGAGAAGAACAAAGACGGCGATGAGCAGTACAAGCCGGAGCGCGTTCCGATTGACATAGATAATATTCAATTCACGCTTTGGCCTATGCAGGTCGCCATCGAGTCAGAGAGCGCGGCAGCCAACACGACAACGGGCACGACGGAAAGCGCAACCACGACCATGGCAGCAGACACCACGGCAAGCGAAGAAAAGAAAGGGGAGTAATCCAAATGGAAAGCTTTATTATCGACAAAGACCGCAAGGCGATTGAGCACGCATCTGGCGGCAAGAACACACTCATCTACGACAACGCGGGCAATCCGAGCGTCATGGTCGTTATTCCGAAATTTAATCTGGAGGATGTAGACCCTTCCGGCACGCTCGGCACCGGCACGCACCCGGCGTTCATCGTCCACGGCAAAGAAGTTCCGGAGATCATGATTTCCAAGTACCCGAACATCATAGTCGGCGGCCGCGCGTACTCTCTCGCGCATGAAGATCCCGCGAACTGGATCAACTTCGACGCCTCGAAAGCAGCTTGTGAAGCAAAGGGCCGCGGCTGGCACCTTATGAGCCGTCTTGAATTTGCGGCAATCGCGCAGTGGTGCCACAAAAACGGCTTTATGCCGCGCGGCAATACGAATTACGGCAAAGCCTACGACGCACCACACGAGCACGGCGTGATGGGCGGCGATAGTCGCACGCTGACCGGCAGCGGCCCGGTGAGCTGGAACCACGACAACACGCCATACGGCATCAGCGACCTGTGTGGCGACGTGTGGGAGTGGAATGACGGCATGAAAACCATCGACGGCAAGATTTATGCAGTCGGTGAAGATGGCACGATCATGAACAACTTCGACACGCAGAACGCCTACAAGAATCTCACTGGCTTTATCGACACCGGGGCCTGCTACAACTCTATCGCTGCCGGCAACGGCAACAAAACTTACGCGGATCTCGGCAAATACAATATCGCTGGCAGCGTGACGAACAAAGAGTACACTGGCGAATCGACCGAAGAATATTACGCAGAAAACACGGGCAAAATTGCAGAGATTGGCGCAGCGTCCGGATTCACGATTCCGAAGTCCATCTACCAGCTCGGCGTGGCCCTTCCTTCTTCTTGGAGCGATATTGACGATCATTCGTGGATTCGCAACTACGGCGAACGGCTCCCGTTCGCTGGCGGCGATTGGGCCTACGGTGCGGGCGCGGGAGTTTTCGCGCTGTTTGTCAATGACCGTCGCTCGGGCGCGGGCGGCAACCTCGGGTTCCGCTCCGCTTATATTGCGATTTGACATTTGATGATTGTGTTTTGACGCGTGGGCGATAGCCCGCGCAAAAGAAGGGACAGATAAAAATCGAGAAGTTACCAATACTTACAAAGTCTGCGGATTTTATGGACGAGATTTATGACGCGATCGTGCAATATCCGAAGTCGGAGAAGTTCGCGCTCGGCGCGGACACAAAGAGCAGCTTTATGAGGTTCTACCGGCTGATTATTGCAGCATCGAAAAAGTATTACAAAAAGACGACGCTCCACGACGCAGACGTCGAATTATTTGTCCTGAAGCACTTTATCCGAATGGGCTTCGAGCGCAGATACATGACGATGAAAAGATATGAGAGATTATCGGGTTATCTCGAAGAAATCGGCAGGATGATCGGTGGCTGGATAAAGGCCACGGAGAAGAAATAACAAAACACAAGAAGGAAAAGCTACTTTGGGGAATGGCTGCATATTCGGCTCCCGATCGCTGGCGGCAATTGGAACAACGGTGCGAACGCGGGAGTTTTCGCGCTGAATGTCAATAACCGTCGCTCGAACGCGAACGGCAACATCGGGTTCCGCTCCGCTTTACTTCGAACGTCAGAAGGCGCAGCCTCAAGGGGCTACGCACAGTACACGAAGAAATAAAGGGGTCATTCTCCGTGTTGCCGGGAACGGCACTAAAAACAAAAACGGATGCCCGCGGTTAGTACGGCGCGCGCGATTGCGTAGGCTGGAAGGGCGCGGGCATGTTAGTAGGGATTTTGCTTGAAAAGAATCGGGAATATTTATCCAAAAATCTATGACTTTGAAAATCTGTATTGCGCGTATCTTGAAGCGAGAAAATGCAAGCGATACCGTCAAGAAGTCATGACATTCACTGCAAATCTGGAAGAAAATCTTATCGAGATACAGAATGAGTTGATATGGCGCACATATCGCGTCGGCAGATACCATGAATTTTACGTACACGACCCGAAACGGCGGCTGATCATGGCCCTGCCATTTCGCGATCGCGTTGTACAGTGGGCGATTTACCGGCAGCTCAACCCACTTCTCGACAAGAGATGCTTGCAGACGTCTTATGGTTGTAGAGTAGGTGGTGGCGTACACCGCGCGGTTGCGAAGCTCAAGGAGTACTTGCGGCTACAGGCCGGCACGGCCTACATTCTGAAAATGGACGTCAGCAAGTACTTTTATCGCATCGACCACGATGTGCTCATGAACATTTTGCGCAGGATCATCAAGGACAGAGGGCTCCTCTGGCTACTGCATGAGATTATCTACAGCGATCACGATTTTGGTATCAGCACAGATGATTACGATTTCAGCGGGCCGCGCATATCCGGCGTAGGAATGCCGATCGGGAACCTGTCCTCGCAAATGTTCGCAAATTTATATCTCAATGAAGCTGATCAATTTGCGAAGCACAAGCTCAAATGTAGATATTATCTGCGCTACATGGACGACATTGTAGTCGTGAGCAGTGACCGCGATTATCTCAAGGCCGTCCGTGATGAGATGGAGATTTTTCTTCGCGAAAATCTAGCGTTGAAGCTCAACAGAAAAACGAGTATCCGCTCAGAGGCGCAGGGCGTTGATTTCTGCGGCTACAGAGTATGGCGCGATCATATCCGGCTCCGCAAGAAAAGCGCGCTCAAAATGAAGCATCGGCTCAGATGGCTGCGGAAAGCGTATGCGCGAGGTGAGCAGGGCGTCACGGTCAAAAGCGTGCGAGACACGCTGATGAGCTATCTTGGCATGTTACAGCATTGCGATGGATACAGATTACAAGAAAGCATCCTGCGGGATCTCGTACTTACACGGCAGAGGAGGTGAAAGGCATGAGAAAAGCAATTTTAGCAGCAGCGGCAGCACTGGCAATGCTCGCGCCGACACTGTGCTCAGCGCAGTCAGTCAATGACGCAATCGATACCGTAGGCGTTGACCGGGTAGCCCACGCGGGCGTCAGCTACATCATCAACGACCAGCTTCACAGGAGCTGCCATTTCAATCGTTTCTGGTCGGCGGCAACTACGCTTGCGATTGGAGCAGCGAAGGAAGCATGGGTTGATGATCATTTCGACCGCGGGGATTTCGCGGCGGACTGCGCGGGGGTGCTGATGTATCATGTGGAATTCTAGGAGGAGCGACATGAACCTTTTTGAAACAGCCGCACAGATTGCGGCGATCGCAACAGTCATCGGCGCGGCCTTCTCTTACGCTGTCCTCCGTCCGCTCAACAACTCCATCAAGGCACTACAGAAAACCATTGATGAGATGAGATCGGAAATGAAAGAGAGTCGGGAGCAGCGGCAGGAACTGGAGGTGCATCTCGCCGAGGTAGACCAATCCGTGCGCTCCGCCCATCACCGCATCGACGCACTCGAAGGGAGGGCGCACGGATGAAAATCACGACGGATATGATTGTAGGAACCGGGCTCGTCGTTGCCCTACTCGCCGCTATTTTTTGTGGCGGGAGCGCAGAGTTACAGACGACACTCGGCAGCGGTCTCATTGGCTACCTTGGCCGGACCGCAATCGATATGAGGAAGGAGTGATACGATGATTCGAGGATTTGATATTTCAGAAAATAACGTGCCAAACGGATATGATCATCTGCCGGAGGATTTCTGGCAGGCCGCGGTCGATATGGGCTGCAAATTCGTGTACGTCCGTTGCTCATGGGGCAACGGACACGAAGATTCTCAGTTTCGCTGGAATGTGAACAAAGCGCATGAGTATGGGCTGAAGGTCGGCGCGTATCATTACGACTACTCGCTTGATGCTGACACGGCAGGCGAACACGCGAGAAAGTGCAACGAGATCATCGCCGACGCTGGCGTCTTGCTGGAGCTGCCGGTGCTGTACGATTTGGAAGATGCAGATCATTGGAAAGAGAACAATGGCTACGATTTCAGCGGCGCGACGGCCACCAGCCAGTGCCAGGCGTGGCTTGAGAATATCGGGCTGAGCTCTGGCGTATATGCGTCGCAGTCGTGGCTGCAAGGGAGCGTAAGCGACAGCTGCGGTTTTAGCGGCGACCACCAGCCGATTGACTGGGAGTCGCTCGGCTGTCCGATCTGGAATGCTGAATGGGGCTCGCAGGACGACGTGCAGGGATTTATCTGGCAGGACACTGACCGGCTCGACATCGGCGGCTTCACAGTCGACGGCGACTGGATGTACGATGATAGTCTTTTCAACTGACGGAAGGTGATAACATGATCTACAATTCCACGGGCGTAGAAATACCGGACCCCGACTGGAAGAAGATGCAGGACATCTTGAAGGAGTCTGACTGCCCATACGAGAGCCTGACGTTCACGCTCGGCGATAAGTATGATTTCGCCGTGCAGGGTGAATCGATTATCGTGAAAGCAAAGGAAGGAGAAGATCAGAAATGACGATCGAAGAATTCAAGAACCAGCTCGCAGATGCAGCAAAAGAATTTTTCACGACGACGGCAAAGGGAGCAATCATCACGGGACTGCGTGACACAGTTCTCCCGGCGCTGAAAGATGTGGCTGATCCGTTCGTTGCTCAGCTCAAAGCGGATGCCACGACGGAATCCGGCTGGGTGAAGTTTCGCGACGGAGTATTCCTGCCGGGACTGATTTCCGCAGCATTCTGGATGCTTGACAAGCTGCTCGACAAGATGAGCGCTGCAGATGATGCTGTCACGGCTGATGCTGATTCACAGGACAAGGTACAGGAAGGAAGTGGTGCTCCGGCGGCACAGCCGGAGCAGGCATAATTACATGTGCGCTTGACGCGTGACTAGCAGCCCCGTTCTCTTGAGCAAGGAGAGCGGGGCTTTTTGCTTAGGAGATGGTACGCATGGAACAACTTAAAAAGAATTGGAAGGAACTCCTGCTCCTCACCATTGGTACGGCGCTGATCATCGGCGTGGCGTGGGCGCTTTTCCACTGGCAACAAGCGCAACAGGAGGAGCTGCGGAAAGCACAAGAACTCACGCAGGCGCAGGAGCAGAGCATGGAGAAGCTACAGACCAAGCTCAAAATCAGCGAAGACAATAGCCGCGAGCTTGGTGCTGTGATAAAAGGCATCCAGCAGGCTCAGAACGCAACTGTGGTGCCGGACACAGGCCGAGAAGCTACTGCTCCCATCGTCACGTTTACTGTGCCGGCCGCCACCGTGGAAGAAGCATCGGCAGATGTGGCTGAGCGAATCAACCAAGGTGACATGTCACTACCGGGTGAGGCTACCCAGGCGTCGGACAGGACAATCGTGACGCCCATCACGACCGATATCGAAACTGGAGCTACGCTACCGGAGCAGGAGCGGCACGTTGACGTCTATAAGATTGATCTCCGCAAAGATCATCGGATAAAGGCCGGGACCGCTGCCGTAGGCGGTGACGCTTATGTCGTGGTCGGATACGAGCAGGGAAGGACGGAAGGTCTCGTATTTGCAGGGCCGCGTGGAGCTGGCGGCGCACTTCTGTACAATATTGCTGAATGGTAATTTGTAAAACAAATAAAGACTACTGTACCCATACAAGCAGTGATATATGGCATATATTTTTGAATTTATGTTTGACAATAAAACAAAAATATGATACCTTATACATGAGAGAGGAGGGCGGCACTGTGAGCGAAGATACACGCCAAGAAAAAAGAGGCGGCCGCAGGGCGGGCGCAGGAAGACCACGCATCGCGGCGGACAAGAAGCAGGAGCGCCCCAACCACGGCATCCGGGCGTGGCCGGATGAATGGGAACTCATCCAGCGGTTCTCGCGAGCTGTAAGACTGGATAAAGAGATGGCGTCCGTGGCGCTGGAAATCCTTGAGAAGCATATCGAGAAGCGAGAGGAAGGGGACGGTCAGCATGACGAAAAACATTGAGCGGGTACTTGGCGCAATGTATGGCGTAGCGGTAGGCGATGCACTTGGCGGTCCAGTCGAATTCATGGACGCAGATGCTATCGCAAGGCAGTACGGTGTCTTGGACAAGATGGTCGGCGGCGGCTGGCTCAGTCTGGCCCCAGGAGAGACCACCGATGATACGGCCATGACGCTCGCTGTGGCGGAAGGTATCATGGCCAATCCCGATAGGCCGGTCGGCCCCATCGGCGAGAAATTTATCAGCTGGGCGAAGAGTGGCCCGAAAGACATCGGCGGAACATGCAGCAGTGCCATCGCGCGCGTCAGTCAGCTCCTGGAATGCGGCAGCCCGACTCCTGAAGAGGCATGGCGGGAATCATCGCTCGAGGTCGTGCATAATAACGGCGGCCGAAGCGGCGGTAATGGCGCTCTGATGCGCACGGCCCCGGTTGGATGCGCATATTTCAGCGTAGCCGACTGCTACTTGCACGCAAGAGAAATCGCTGAGATGACACACCTTGACGAAGCCTCGAGCGAGATCTGCGCATCGTACTCAAAGGCCATCATGCTGTACACTAGGGACAAGGGAGCAGATGCTAAGGCTGAGGTACAGAATCTCGCGACTATGCTGACCAGATGGAAAGCCCCGGGATCCGCACTGAACCCGAGCGGATGGGTGGTCGACAGCATGGACTGCGCTCTGAGAGCAATCCGCGAGGCTGGCGGAGACATGAAAAAAGCCATTGTCACTGCTGTCAACTATGGAGGTGACGCGGATACAATCGGCGCTATCACAGGCGGCCTCGTCGGTGCCAGAGTAGGTATTGACGGTATTCCGAAAGAGTGGCTGGCGGCCCTGCCGAAAGACATCTGTCGGCGAATCGATGCGTTTGCAGATTTTTGTGCAAATGCTGGGGCATGATATGTTCCAGACAGCACTCCACGCACGTTGAGACGGTCTGTCTCCTGTCAAGGCAAAAGTAAATATGGGGCTCACTAAGCCGGCGGATTGTCAAGCTAAGTGCAACACCTTTGAGAAATAGACCTCATATGGTGTTTTGTAGCCAAGGCACTTCCTGGGGCGCAGGTTCAACTCATGGTACTTCCGTTGGATGTAATCCTCTGG